TAAGCAGCTTACTACCATTGTTCTCCCATGCTAATTTTGTACAAATAAGTTTCATTTTGCTTATTATAGTGATTCCGTTGGGGTCACAACCAATTTCTCACAAAACTGTCTATATCAGCCACTTATCTTTCGGGTGCAAAGATAGTGATAACATTTTTATAGCACAAATTTTTCATTACTTTTTAACTATATTTTGCAAAAGTTGAAATTTGGCGGTTTCAAATACTTTTCTTACTTTTGCACTCGTCAATACAGATTTTCGCCCTCTATCTTGTTGATACAACATTTGTGAAACTTCAATACTTTCAATAGGTATTACAATATAGGGGATTGATTAAGCCGTTAGAAGAGGGTCGGTTTTTTCTTTCCCCAATTTTTGTTTGCTATGCAGTATATAAACGTCACCATAGAACTTCTTAAGACATACTCTTCGAGCAAGAGCATGAAGGAACTTCTTGCGCTGGCGATATGGTTCAAAATGCAGCATAGCAATTCCGTGATTTGGAACGTAACAGAATACAAATTGCGCAAAGGATTACGTATTGGAAGACCAAAAGCTCAAAGACTTATTCAAGACATGAAAGATAGCGACCTGTTTACCATAGATGGCAACAAGGTTGTTGTCTCCTCTTTCCGTGACCATACAACAAAGTGGACTCGGAAGAACAAAGAGTATCATGGAGCAATGGTCTGTAAGTTTGAAGTGAAGGAGTACACGATGAAGGAACTCTACAATCTCATAAACGAGAAACTTTTTGTCTATCCGATTTGTGCTGCCGAGCACAAGGACTGTTGCATGAAAGCATCTGATGATGGAAAAGTCGGTGCCAAAGGTAAGGCGATCACGATAGGGCAGTTTAAAAAGGCGATCAATATGAGTAGTGGTGCTGTTTCTAAGTTGAAGAAGAAACTGATAGGAGAAGGGAAAATAAGTTCCACTCTTGCAGAAAAGCACTCCTTTGATGTTAGAAACGAAGAAGAAACGAAAAGGACATTAAAGAGGACTGGCAAGAAGAAAGCCGACTTTGTTGTTGGTACGCTCGGTTTCATAGTCCTTGCATGTTCTTACTCAATTACCGATAGAATTGTTTCTGATGGGTTCAGACATCTTATCTACGGCAAGCAAAATGAAAAGGTGATACAGAAGGACATGAGTTTTGGAGGAATTCCTGATGGATTCTTCTGTTAAACTCTTCTGTGTTCATTTGTGGAACATACATTGAAAGAAAGAAAATTATAATATTGAAAGTTATGAAGAATGAAACAAAATTAAACAGATTAAAGGAGTTTCTTGATGGAAACAACATCAAGTACGTTACTCCTAAGAACGCCGGAAAGAAAGGTCATAGTGACTTATTCCTGCCTTCATTCAGAATCTACATCAAACTTCAAGGTGAAGATGATGAGTTGTTCTATAAAACCCACCACATAGGTGTGCACCCTATCTTCATCCGTGATGGTGAAACTCCTAAGTTTGTTCTTGAGAAGGTGCAAAACACCATCATCAAGATAATGCAGAAGAAACAGGCAGCATTTGAGAAATGTAAAAAGAAGTCGTTGAACTAAAAATACATAGCGTATGAAAGAAGAAGATTTAACGAAAGCTATTCAGCTGAAGGAACTACTTGATAATGAAAGAAAGCTTTTGCAGTTTGCAAATCACCCGTCTGTGGATTTAAGAGTTAATCTTGAAGAAAGGTGCGACAACGAGATTCGCAATGTAGATTACCTTCTCGATAGGGATGTTACCAAAGGACTGAGAGCGATGGTTATCGCCAAAATGGAGAAGAGAGTTAATGACTTACAGGAAGAATTAGAAAAATTATAGGCTTATGGGAAGTTTTATAAAAGAGCGTCTCATTTTTGCATACTGCTGGACGCATTCGACAGGTAGATGTAAGGATTGTACTTGTTGTTACACCTTCAAGAAATGTAAGGACTTCGTAAATTCTTTTTGGAAGATACACCGCTACAGGCATTATCACAAGACAAAAGCGAAATATCCATGTACGCTTGTCGAGTTTAGGAAGGGAGTTAGACCATTTGATGCTTTTAATGAACGCATCGCTAAGATGAAAGAGAAGAATGGAAAGGTTGACAAAGGTAATGGATAAGTACTTGAAGGAAGCTGTCGCTGATTGGGATAAGAAGAAAGTTCTGACCCTCACCATCAGCAAGCAATGGTTCGACATGATTGTGGCTTGCGAAAAGAAAGAAGAATATCGGGAGATTAAGGGTTACTGGACAGTTCGACTTTATGATGTTTTTGCAAAAAATCCTACTAAGTATTTGATGGATAAAAAGATAAGCGGAGATATTGATTATCTAAAACAGATGATACGTTGTAACCATTTTATCGCAAAACAATACACCCACGTTCTCTTCATCAACGGCTACCGCAAGGATAGTCCACGAATTGAGAAGGAGATTGAGAGTATCACCATCGGCAAACCTAAGAAAGGCTTATGCCCCGACAAATGGCTTGATACTGAGTTTTTTATCATTAAATTTAAGTAGCGTATGACTAGTATTAGAAAAGCTAAGAAGTGGTACAAAAGTTGTATCAACTCCAAAAATGAATACGAAAAGAAGTTAGGAACTATTCGTAAATGTCCCACATGGCATAGTTATATTATGCGACATCGTACTTCCAAAAGGACGTTTTGTGCGTTCACAATACGGATAAAGTCAAGAAGAAACAGAAAAAGCAGAGCCTAGTGCCCTGCTTTTTCCTTGTCTTCACGTTCTCGTTTCTCGGCTATAGCCTGTCTGATCCACGCGCCTTTGTTGCGTCCTAGGGATTCGCAAAACTCAAACGTTTCTTCGTTTACATGCGTCACAACCCTGTAGATGAGGGCAGCTGCGCCCTTGCTCGGTGCTCCGGCTCGCTCTCTGCGACCACCCCACCCTGGATGCTGACTGACCTTGCATTGCTGAACCTTTCCCTTGCTATTGATGCGGAACTTCATTTTCAGCCGGTCATTTACCCATACTTCAGCAATTACCGCATCGGGCGTCTGCTGAAGGGTAGATTTGGCAATACCGATAAGATAGGCTTTATCCTTGAAGAAGGTCTCTGTCTCATCGAGTATCGCCCAATCATCGTAGATTATGATTCTTGCCCTTTCCATATTCTCAACCTAATATTGCCATCAGTATCGTGAATAAGAAGATAAAGAGTACAAACCATTCCTGTTTACTCATAGCTTACCCCCTTTCTTCTTCTCTTGCGATGATAAATTTGAAGTGCTTTCACAACTCTGTGGTCTTCTTTCCAACCAAAAGAAGCTTTAATCACTCGTTTCGTCCAATATCGTTTCTTCTTTTCTGAACCTAGAAGTATCTTCTTTGCTAGTCTTGCTTTCATTTCTTACCTCCTTTCTTCTCGAATTTATTGCCAACAACTTTTAGTTGCCTGTTACGCAACATTCTCCCTAAAGTATTTGGGTAGAGAACAGGGTGTTCTGTATCGACCAAACTAAAACTAGTGTTGCCTTGATTCCAAACTACTTCATAGATGCTGCCTGTATCCTCGTATTGTCTGAGCAAATCATGCTCATAGATAGGAAATCCGTTACAATCCAATGCGCCTGTAAATTGACAGAGGGTGTTGGTGTCTATCAAATATGAGTTTATTACGCCAAGTTCTTTGTGGTTAGAAAAAACTTCGCTATTTCTGATAGTAGGGGAACAATCAACCCACGCACCTGTTCTTACTCGTATTGCCTTGAAATTGATTTCGCTCATTTCTCCCCTCCTTCCTCGATTACTCCTATCGGTTTGATGTCGTTTACACTTTCATCCTCGGTGAAGAAGGAAACCTTCATCATGTCGCTCACGTAGGCCATGGCTATAACATCTTCATGTGCGTTCTTGATGATGCAGATGTCTCCTCTTACCTCGTTCTGCATTTTCAGATACTTCACGGCTGCATCCTTCACCGCCAAAGGATTCATTTTCTTTGTTATCGTCTCCCCCGACTGAGGGAAGACGAAGATAAATTCTTGCTTGTTCATACTGCTTTCTGTTTTTGTTTTGTTTGAAATCTGATATATATGCTGCGTGTATCTACATCAAAGTAGGCGTCTTTCTGCTCGTTAAAGCTGACCCAACCTTCTTTCCTGTACTTCACGCCATTAGTCTGCATAAGTGAGTTGCAAATGGTATCACTCCACTTGTATGTATGGGCAAACTGCTCTTTGCGTTCTATCACGATACAGGTTCCCAAGAATACTACTTCTGTCACTTCTCCACTTACATAGCCGCAATAGTTCTGCTTTTCCTCGCCAATATTGCTAGCGCAATTCTTGCCGAATATACGTGAGAGGGCAACTTTCTTTGTGCTCTCGTCAATCAATTCTATTTTTCTTCTTGCCATATTAATCTAATTCACTTTCTGTTATTAACAACTCATCAAACATAATACTATCCTTGCATGAGCAGCTCCATGATGATTCGTCCTTGTCTTCAGACACTTCATAGTTATCGGGATATTCCTCCTTGTAGAAACCTAGGATATTATCCTCCTCTTCTGCCATCCGCTCCTTGGCTGCGGTCTTGGTGCGATATACTCCAATAATATTAACGCCCGAATAGTCTTGGTTGTCTGCTCCGTGCTTAATCAACACAAATAATTTCTGTTTCTTCATCTTACACGCCCTCCTTCTCTTCTACTACATCAAACGAAACACTTTCCAACTCGCCATTCTCCAAACAACCCAAATCGTACAAACGTCTTGCGGCATTCTCTGCGTCTTCGGATGATGCTGCGTCTAGAGATACCTTGTAGGTGATTCTCTCCACGATTTCTACTAAATACTTTTTCATAATCAAATCCTTTCTTTTAAAATTAAACTTGGTGGGCGGATGGTACGTTGCAACCATCTGTAGCGGCTTGAATACCGCATTCGCCCTATATATAACAACAACAACTATTTTCTATTCTCGTTTATCTTCTCAAGACAACTTTTCTTGTCTACTTGCATTCCATTCGGCAGAAAGAACCTCTCAGTAAATGAGGTCTGCTTGATGATGAACGTTGTACGTGCCCTGTATCTTCGCCCGAACTTGTCAACGTAGATGGCTCCCTTGAAAAATTTTATGATTATCGTCATATTTCTTACATATCCTCTACAATATCTTCAAAACTCTTCTTCTTAATCTCCATGGAAATCAGACTGCTTATGTCTAGAACTTTCGTTTCCTCGTACTCTCTGGACGTATCGTCATGGATATATATACAGAAACTATCTATCTCGTATCTGTCGCTATTGAACATAGTATAGCTTGATGTAGGAAAGCGGAAAATGATTCTGCTCCAATCCTTTTTATCCAACAGATTTTTAACAACTGAATTAGTCATACTCGATATGGTTTGTGAGGGAGATTTCTCTCCCTCGGGTTAAACTTACTCCTTCAACAGACTTTCTACAAGTTCTTCCTTTGTTGCGAAGACGTCTGTGCCCTTGGTGTATTCGCTATCATGTCTTAACAAAACCTTGCAGCATTCCCTGTCTTCATTCTTCTCAAGGATGATGCGAGAAATCGTCTTCTCAGATATCTTGTTATCACGCAATAGGAAAACCTGTTGACCAACATAGAAGTTGGTTTTAAGATTTGTCTTTGCTCGTTCCTGTACTTCCCAATCAGACGATAACTCCATACATGCGTACACTTCCTTGCCTTCTGAGAGGTCTTTGGTGATGCGCTCGAAGATTTCCTGTTCTGTAGGCTCTCGCTCTTCTCCGGTCTCTTCATCATCGATGGTATAAACATCATATCCCCAACCTTCCTTGTCTACAAATTTGAGTCCGGCTGCCTGTGCCTTAACTACGTCTTGTATGGTGTTAATCTCAACTCCTACAAAATTGTCACTCAATCTAACTGCCTTAGTTGTCTTCATAATTTTATCTCCTATAATTTAAATTGCTCCGTATTTCTTTGATAAATAATATCGGAAAACGATTGCTTGCGCCCTTGATATGGCGATACGTTCTCCTTTTGTGGCATCCTCGTTGCTGAAAGCAAGAAGAAGGTCACTTAACTTCTGTAAATCATCTGCGCTCATAGTCTTTACTTGTTAATGACTTTAGCATCATAAGTTCTGCCGATAATCTTATCTATCTTTGCTTGCTGCTGATAATCTGTGCAGTCGGCAAAGTTCTCCTGTTCCTCGTAAAAACGTGCTGCATTCTTCAGCTCATGGAGTGTTGCTTGGGTGTAGTCCTTGTTAGGATCCACTTGCCTAAGGTTCTCACATGTCTTACAATACTCGATGAAGTCTACAAGCAAAGATTTCTCCTCGTTCTTGCTCTGCTGCGCTCCCATAAGAGGTAGGGCAACTATCGTTGCCACTACCAACACTATCTTAATTCTCTTTTTCATATCTTTATGGATTTAATTTCTTGTTTATCTCTTCTAAAGTCTTGTAAGTCTCCGGAAACAACTCCAAATGTGCTGCCATGAAGACTGCGCAACCAACTGCCTTTGCATAGGCTGACGTTGTTGTTTGATAGAGTAACGCCCTAAGTGCGTCATACTCCTTGTCTGTAAGTTCTAACTTATTCTTCTTCATTGTCTTATCTTGGTTCGAGTTCAACTTTCACGATAAATGGTAAAGTATGCTGAGGTTTATCGCCCTCGTTATGATATTCAAAACCTAAAGCAATAATGCTTGATGGCTCATTGTTCTTTATGGTTTCTTCTATCATCTTCTTGCTTATCTGCTCCGTAAGCAATACATGAAACACCCCCGAACCAAATTCGTGTCTCTGCGCCAAAGCTATCAATCCATTATCGGGATTGAAAAACAGATACTTGTCGCCTGTAAAGACTACGTCAACCCTGTTGCGTGATGTCTTTGTTACTCTGATAATGTTCATATTACTCGTCCTCCATGTCTTTTGCTGCTCTCAGTCTGTAGCCTGTAAGACTGCCAACTAAGAAGATTAATACATAAATTGTGATGTCCATAACTTAACCCTTTCTATATCTTATTTCGTTTACTGCTGACTGAACCAAAAGGCTTGAAACCTCGGTTGGCTCGTCTATAATATCAACAAAAGTGACTTCCTTCGTTTCGTTGTTCAGAAACTCCACATAGTCGGGATTTAGGCGTTTATACACTACGTATTCAACTCCGTTGATTTTCGTGGTAATGGTGTCATGGTCTTCTCTGAGATAGTCGCTTATCTCGTTGATTAGACTCCAATACTCTTTCAAAGCTAAAATTTTCTTCATTTTCGTTCCTTTCTTTTAATTGTTATACTTGTGCGGTCTCACGGCTTGAACGTGATGTGCTCCTCTATTCGCTGACCGCTCCATGTTACTTCTTTCCAAAGTTGAAGATTCTAACGAACTGATAGAAGGTTTTGTGTCCTACAAGGTGAAACAAGTCTTCAAAGATATACTCCTTGCATTCCTTTGTTCCTTCTCTGTACACATCTTGCATCTGCTTTGCGGTCATATAACCGCTAGTAAGCCATTCGAAGAATAATGCACCTAAACTCTCGTAGTCGTTGTTCTTGTCATAGAACTTCTTCTGCTGCTCGTAAGTTTTGTTCTTTCTCATATTCTTATCTCCTATCTTTAAGATTCTATACCATTTAATTTAAGGGCGATTGCCTTTAAGTTCTCTATTCTCTGTTGTGCATTCGGTGTGAGTTCCGCACCACAAATAAGAACTGCTTGTGAAAGGTTCATTACCTTATCGTATATAGCGAGAGTGATGCTTGAAATCTCACTACTAGTAAGTGTTATTGTCTTTTCCATTGTCTTATTGTTTAATGGTTCAACTTTTCTTTAATATCTTTGAAATCCTTCAATCGCTTGTGCGCTATTGGAGTGCCTTCGTTGGTTGAAAGATAATCCTCTAAAAGGATTATTCTATCTTCAATAGCAGACTTGATGTTTGCTATCTCATCGCTTGTAAGTGTTATTGTTCTTTCCATTTTCGTTTATTTTAATGTTATACATACAAAGTGCAGGTGTACGTTTGCGCCCAACGTTCACAAGTTACATGTGACCTAGCTCCCTTCGTTTAACGTCCGTGGGTTGACGTGTTTCGATGTTTCTCTAGTCTAACACGACTAGCGTTTTTACATCTTCCGTGATGAGTGTTTGAGACTTCTTTGTCTTGTTGCTTTGAGAGTTGCAACTAACTCGGTGTACGATGTCCTCGGTGTTTTGCCTGTATCATCCTCAGTGTTTTGCCTACTTAACCTATTTGTATAGCGTTCGTTACTAGCCAAAATCTCTAAATGTGCCATTGCTACGCTTGAGAAATCAAACCAACTTGATTTCGGGTGCAAATTTAATCTAACTTTTTAATTCTACCAAATTTTTCTGCACTTAATTTCAAGTTTTAGGTGATATTTAACCTCTGTTAATATAAAACTTAGATTAATTTACAGATTTTAATAAAATTATTAGGTGAATTATTTGTATCTTTGCACCCAAATAATTAAAGTAATATTTTATGGCAACAAAATCATCAACAGAAAATATAAATCTGAACTTGAAAGAGTTACTTAAAGAACGTGGAGTTATGGCGAAGGATTTAGCAGATTACCTCGAAATAACTCAAGTTGGTATGAGCAATATCATTAACAACAAAACTATCCCTTCATTAGGGACGCTAATGAAAATAGCGAAGTACTTTAATATGAAGTTGTCAACTCTTCTAGGTGAGGAGCCTTTAAAGGTTGTTGATAACTCTAAAGAGTTTGCAGCATTCGTGAGATATAAGGGTATTCATTATACCGCTGATACCCTTGATGAATTTTTTAAACAAGTTGACGAACTAAAGATTATAGCGAAATGAAAAAGTTTTTAAGTAAGGTCGGCACATTCTTAGGCGGTTTGCTTGGATTCTGCTTTGTTGCGGTTGTCTTGGTGTACTCCTTCAAAAGTACGTTCTTTCACAACGTGAACGAAGACGTTGAGCGTAAACAAGAAGAACAAAAAGAAGAGTATCATAGGGAGTATGAGGAAATGGAAGTTTTTGCAGATTATGATACATACTACTATCACTTCGATTACAACTGCAAAGGAGTACACGATGATATGACTGAAAGAATGCCACTTTATAAGGCAGAGAACGAGGGGTTCGAGCCTTGCCACTTTTGTGCAGAGTAGTGAGGGCGTCAGCCCCACAGGGCATGGGGAGGGCGCTTGCGCCCGTGGGGGCGCTGCCCCCTTATCTCCCCCGAGGATTCTTCACTCTCACCCATAAGGTAGGAACACACAAGAGAGAGAGAACAGAGAGAGTACAGGGAGAGAAAACAATTTCCCTAACTAGGAAAAAATATTTCTCCAACTAGGAAAATAAAATCTCCATTTTTTGTTTGCAAAGAATCTTCTTTTATGAAATAAGAACCGCCTAAATCATCTTCTAAAAGCCTTAATCCTAGATGAGCGCATTATCCGGCACAAAACCATGAAATCTACGAAAACCCCACAAAATCGGCTCTAATCTGCTTGCAAATGGCTCTTAAACGGCTCAAAACTTGCGAATTTGGGAGAAACCCCGACCAACTGCCCGAAAATCGCAAAAATCGGCAGAAATGAGCGAGTTTAGCGTTGATTGTGGGTGAAAACCATTCAAGAAGGTTGAATGCGCCTAGTTAAAGTTTGCTAACGAACTCCTTGCGTGCGTGCGTACCTATTAATGCAAACATCCTTTTTTGTTTGCAAAGAATCTTCTTTTATGAAATAAGAACTTTCTTTACATCACGGCTTTATTCTCCCTCGGGGACAACTGAAACTAACTTGCTTATAATTAGCCGCTTGTCTTTTCTTTACAATAATCACGTATGTTTACAAAATGGGTCTTCTAGAGGGAGAAGAGGGAGAAGGAGAAGGGGTGAGTTGCGCCCCGAGAAAGAAATTGGTGAGATTTGGGGCGATTTTGAACGAGGTTGGAACACGGCAAAACGAACCTTCAAATATTATATATTTGCCCTCGAAACATCAAATAATTGCAATTATGACGGAAATATTATCAAAAATCCCAAAGAATTTGACCTCTTGCCCTGTACTCACGGACAAAAAGGAGTGGATATTAGGCGCTGCTGCCTTGGCTGGCGGTGTTGCGTCCTCTCTCTTCGGTGCTAACAAGGCTAAGAAGGCAGCTAGAAGGGCAGCAGCCGAGAACACGTACAGAACGAACGCCGAGAAGGCATGGTACGACAAGAACTACAACACGGACTACCTTGACACCAAAGCGGGTCAAAACCTCATGAGAAGGGCGAAGGAAGTACAGGACGAGTATGTTCGCAAGGCTGATGGCGCTGCTGCCGTTGGCGGTGGAACTGCTGCAAGCGTGGCGATGGCGAAGGAGGCAGCTAATAAGGCTATGGGCGACACGATAGCCAACGTAGCGGCACAGGACACGGCTCGCAAGCAGCATGTGGAGGATGCTCACCTTCAGAACACTCAGCAGTTGTCTAGAGAACGTCAGCAAATCGAGCAGCAGAAGGCGCAAGCCACTAGCGATGCGGCTCAAAATGCGTCAAATGCCATGTTCAATTTCGGTGTGAACCAATTGGGGTCAGAACTCGAAGGTGCTAAAGGCGTGAAAACCAACACTTTAGGCTCAAATGGAAAGCCAATTGATAACACAAATGTATCACACACGCCACAAGTGAACCCAACTGCAATAGCGTACGAGGCTCAATATGGGAAGGGAGCCGTGAAAGACCCTATCCCTACAGGCTACAATGATGTGGGGCAGCACTATGACCCTCTCGACCTAGCCACGGGAGCCAAGAAGAGGTTGAAGGGGTAGGCAGCTAGAAGGTGGAGCGGATGAGCAACAGGCAAGGTGGACGAGGCACAACAGGCGCCCCCAAGACCCCCACCCCCTTCGACCACCGTTGCAAATTATAGTAGAATAATACAAATAAAGAAATTCTGCCTCTCCCCACCCCCTTTTTCTGGATTTCGGTTTTCCGATTTTCCCCACCCCTGAATTTTCGGGAACTGTTAATGAAGTTAAAACATAAAAGGTATGAAAGTAAGAATAGAAGCAATACAGATTCCTTTACTTGAAGAGTGCAGTTGTGCGTACATAATTTCTTTCAAGGAACATTGGTGGAACAGATGGCAATACATCATGGATAGCAGAACAAAAGTTCCAGCATTATATTTCTCGAAGCCAGCTGTTGAAAGACAGATTGAGTTCCTAAAAAACAGAACAAAGATTATAAACATTAAAACAAAATAGATTATGACATTAGAAGAAGCAAAGAAGATATTAAAGAAAGAGTTTGAAGTGATTGGTCTCCACAAGTCAACAGAGCCATTTGAGTTTGACGAGAGTGTCTGGATTGAGCATGAGAAGCCTTCTGTGCTTGAAGCTTTCCGTGTTTTATCCAAGGAAGGTTATTATATAACCATTAGCGGACATGATTACGATATGCGTAAGAAACGTTTGGAGAAGGAGTCCGAAAAGAACACCAAGGCTCCTGGTCCTGGCGAAGAGCAGTCAAAGGAAGGCAACCCTGCCCTTAAAGAAGCAGCCTCCCAGTTCAACGATGCTTTGTTGGATGAGCAGGCAAAGAAGATTAAGCGTCTCGGCAAGGAGATTACACGACTCAACAAGATTATCCACAAGAAGAACGAGGAACTTCGCCTTACAAAGATTCGTGAGAAGAATCTTGCCGAGTTAGGTCTTAAGTATGTTGGGGAGAATGAGAAGTTGAAGAATGAGCTTGCAGACAAGGTTGTTGACAAGATTGATGCTCAGGCTTTGAAGAGTGCCGAGAGTGCTCTCGCTTACAAAGAGAAGGTGATTGCAGAGAAGGACGAGGTAATTGCCGACTTGGGCAATGAACTGGCGGCTACCAAGAAGGAGTTGGAGGAGAAGACCAAGCTGGTTGAAGAGGTTCGTAAATACTCTAAGGAGTATCGTGAATACGGTATTGAAGCTGTAAAGATGATTCGGAAGATGGCAAAGGCTATAGTTGGCGAAAAACCCATTTGTTCAGAAGACTTCAAAGAATATCGCCGCTTAGCGAATGGCTACAGTTTCAACCCTCAGCTTCCTGATTTAAGCGAGGAAGAGGAGAAGAAACTTTCCCCTTTCAAAGATGATAATTCTCATGGAGAAGTTACAAACCAGAAAGATATTTCTCCAAGCTTAAAGGTTACGGTTAGGCTATTGGGTGATGATGTTAGAGACTTATTTAAGAATATGCAACACTTATGGTAGTAAATAATAATCAGAATACGCAGCAGCCTAGGAAGAAGCCGGTAACTATCGGCGGCTATCCTGAGGCTGTGCATGACCTGATGAGGGCGAAATATCCCGATTATGATCAGGTGATGAATGGAGGAAACGGAGGAGCCGCGGTGGTAAATGGCGGTGCTGGCGTTAACTTCTTCGGGAATGGGGGCGGTGCTACCGGTAAGTTTGAGGCTCAGCCTGTTCAGACTGGCGCAGCACCTATTACAGACTTTACCCAGATGCCTAAGCAGGAAGAGTTCGTTCCGCAGGGAAGCGGTAATGCAAACCCTGCCTTGGGACCAGTACAGACTCCTTACATGGGCGATGCAGCAGAGGACACTCCCCAGCCTCAGAGCAACTTTGAGGGAATGCCGCAGCCTTCTACAGGTTGGAATGCTGACGGAACACCTCGCTATGATACGCTTTCTACTGCTCTGAGCGGCTTTCGGATGCCGCAGGAACAGCAGGTTCCAGAGTTTGAGGCTGACCCTAAAAAGAGGGATGGCGGCTTTTTCAGTTGGCTCGGCAAGGTTATACCGAAGAGCAGACCGGGAATGCGTGAGGGCGAGACTCCTGATGAGTATGACCGCCGAATCACTACCAACAGAGAGCGTATTGCAGCCTTTGCTGATGCTATTCGCCACATGGGAAACATCATCAACACTTCGAAGGGTGCGCCTCTGCAGGTGTTCAACGACCCTACTGCCATGATGGAACAGGGTTATCAAAACCGCAAGGCTCAGAGACTGAGACAGGCTGCCCTTGATGCGGATGCTGCCTATAAGCAGGCAAACTTCGACCTAGATAACCGAAAAGCACAGGCTGATCAGGTTTATAAGGAGTATCTTATGGGTCTTCGTGGTGAGGGTAATCAGCTTGCCAAGGATAAGTTTGAGTACCGAAAGGGAAAGGATGAGGCTGCTGCCCAGTATAAGAAGGATAAGGATAAGCGTGACTTCGAGTATAAGAAGGAGCGTGACAAGGTGAAGGATGAGCAGGCTAGGCAGCGTCTGGCTATTCAGCAGTACAACGCAACCCATAAGGGGCGTGGCGGCGGTGGACGGTCAGGCAGGAGCGGTAGCGGCTCGGGAGCCAAGTACTGGTTTGAGGATAAGAACGGCAAGATGCGCTATCAGCCTAACAAGACCATGTGGGAACAGGAGTACTACCGTGAATACGGCAAGCTTCCGCAGGGCGAGACTTCTACTTCTACCAGTACAAAGACCATCAATCCGAAGACTGGCGCAGAGGTAACGACCACCACAAGAAGAAAGGGTGCATCTGTTACCAGTCAGGCAGCAGCTTCGCAGAATGCGGCTAGGAATGCGAGAAACAGACCAAAGCCTGCCGGCAAGTCGAAGAACGGCTATAAAAATACAAAGAAACTTGGATTATAAACATTAATATATAATATATGGCTGGAGATAAATTTGACCAACTTTATAACGCCTTGAAAGCCGATGGCGCAGTATCGGGAACTAGAGAACATTTCAGACAGTTCGTGTATGCGCCTGGCAAGCAGGGCTATCATAACAGAAAGCAGCTCTATGATGCGCTTCATGCAGACGGTGCTGTTTCCAGTAGTTCGTATGAGGAGTTTGCGCAGCGACTCGGACTTCACGCAGTAAATCCGAAGCCTCAGCAGCAGAAGCCAGTTCAGCCTGTCAAGAAGCTGACGATGAAGCAGAGAGCGCAGGAAGTCGCAGCTCAGTATCGGAAGCCAAGGCAGCAGAAGGCTCAGCAGCCTAGAACGGCTACTACTTCTGGTACAGACTACATGCAGAACTGGCGGTTGATGCACATGCGTAACGACCAGATGAACCCGATGCAGCAGGCGCAGGCTAGTAATGCGCGCGCACGCATGCAAAGAGCACAAGAGCAGTCAGCACGTCAGGAGCAGCAGAGAGCAACCCCTATCAGCAGAAGCAGAATAACTCCTACTGCCAAGAATTTCAACGAAACGATGCAGCAGCTTTCTACTCCTGAAGCTAAACAGGCTAGAGCCAAGCAGCAGAGAGAGGACGATGCAAGAACTCTTGCTCAGTATGAGGTTGAGGGTAACAAGTTCGTAAGAAATGACGGACAGACCGAAGGTATTTTGGGTAATGATCTGCTCGAACTTGTAGATTCTTCTATGAACGAGGCGCAGGAGTTGACACGTCAGCAGTATCAGCAGAACCTTGACAAGATGGGCGGCATCTATGCGCCTCAGTCGGTAAAGGAACAGGCTTTCCGTGATGCACAGACGCAGGAGCAGGTGAACCGCCAGAACGTTCTGATGAATAATCTCAGCAGCAAAATCAACGAGATTTATTCGCAGAAGGGAATGCAGCGCCATATTGCCGAGAGCGCAGATAAACTGAACATGAGTGTGGAGGAATACGTGGACAAATACGTTACTCCTGAGATTATGAACTATGCTCAGAAGGCTCTGACGATGCGAAATCAGGAGGAAATCATGCCTCATGGTGCGCTTGACTATATTGTAAAGAACCTCAGTAACTCTATTATCGGTATGGTGGTGGCTCCATCTGTGATGTCTAGAGATACAAGACAGAGATTGCAGGAAGGTATTGCTATTGCGGATGGTGATGCGGAGATTCAGAAGGTTGCCGGCCACAAGGATGAAACCTACCGCTCGGGAATCGGTACGAGATTCGCTTCTACTGCAGTAAACATGGCTGCTGATTCTGGTCCGCTTGCCGTAATCGGTGCCGGCGCAAGTGCTGCCGTGAATACTGGAACCCGAGTTCTGACTAACGGACTGGTGAAGGCCGGCGTGATGAAGGCGGCACAGAAACTTACCGCCCAACAGATGGCTTTCAAGGTAGCCAACATGACTACGGCACAGAAGATCATGTCGGGATTGGGAACCAGAACAGCAACAGGTGCGCTGAACCTTGCAGGATATTCGGGTGTGACTGCTGCCTTGAATCAGGCTTCTACTGGCGATGATACTTCGTTGCAGGCTATCGGTGAGGCTGGTCTGAAAGGTGCTGAGCATGGTGCGGTAACGGGTGCTATGTTCGGAGTTTCGGGTGCAATCATGTCGCCTTGGGTTTCTAAGTTCGGAATTACCGGTATGGAAAAGAGTACAGGAGAGCGGTTGCTTCATGGCGCGCAGAAGTTTGGTGCTACGGCTGCCGGTCTCGGAGTTGAGGCTGGAACCATGATGGTTGCCGACAACGTGACTGGCGACAAGGATATTTCCTTTGGTACTTGGTTGGAAGATGTTGTGATGGTTGGCGCATTCAAGGCTGGCGAGCCTAGTAACTTCGTGAAGATGGGCAATATTCTGCATCATCTTACTCATAATAGCGGTGGTAATTTCGTGATTGGAAAGAATGCCAACGGTTCCCCTATTGCCGTGGATATTCGTCTGACTCCTGACGAGAAGAATGAATTGATTTCTTCTGCATCGGGTAAGAATCTGATGGATGCTTTCGTAAAGGTGGACCGCGCATCGAAGACAGCACCAAGAGATCCGAAGTATAAGACTGCTTACACGGATTTCATGAGCGACCCTGACGTTTCTCAGAGCACCAAAGAGAAGGTGAATGCGGCCATGGGACTGTTTAATACGACAAGAGGTAAAAGCTACCGCAGCGTGAACGACGTGAAGAATAAGCAGATTCTGGAATACACCAAGAACGGAACGCTGCTTACACGTACCTCTTATAAGAATGCCGATGAGCGCAGAGCTATTCTTTACAAGCAGAAGCTTTATCGTGATAATGACGATATGATGTCGCTGATGGGCTACGCCAGGATGAAGGATATGCAGTTCATAGATGATGATGGAACTGTCACTAATCTAGCGTTTAGATTCCTCAAGGAAAACGGATATGACGAGAATAAGGATATTACAGACCCGAATAATGCCCGACTGATTAATGAGTTGCGCAACCAGAAGAGTGCGCTCTATCTTGATTGGACGAAGTATGCAGATAAAAACGGTTTGCTTGGCTACCTCAGATCAGAAAGCAAAGGTTATACTAATAACTTCATGGCTTCTATCAAAGAACTTCTTGGTAAAGAAGGAAGCATTGTTATTGATATTGACAAAATCATGCGCAAGGACCCGATGAAGCGTACTGATGAGGAGAACAGAATCTTCTATCATGTGAAGAGAGCACTCGAAGATGAGCTTTTCCCTAGCTGGAGGCCACACGCAGACCAGTCTGCCAGCCAAGGTAAGACGGTTGCCGAGGAGCATAGTCTGGGAACGGACAACCCGGATAGCGGCGTGGTAGTTGATGAGTTGCGCAATCTTCGCAACGCAGAGCAAGCCCTTGATGCAGCGATGGATAGCAACGATGTGTTCAAGCAAACCTTTGAGCAATTGCACCAGCAGGGCTTAACGCCGGCACAGATTTACGATGCACTCATTCAGAATGGATTGATACAAGAAGAGTTGACCCCACTTGCCCAATATATTAATGCGAACGCTAGAGTGCAGGGTATGCAGCAGGCTACTGCTGATGCTATAGAGGAAAACGTGAAGAGCTTTATTTCTGATTGGAGCTATCACGGAACCTTGAACGGACAGGCGATGAATGGCGAACAGGCTTTGTATGTTCAAGACAGCAACGGAAGAACTCTTCTTGTTGGTTCGGGTGATGTTTCTTTCGACCAGACTACAGGCAGAGCGAAGGAAGGAAGCGGCGATATGCTCGTCTGCTTAGATCCTAATACAAAGGAAATGGTTTACGTGAAGGCAGATGAGGTTACTCTGTTCCAAAATCAGCCTATCGACCAGTTTGCTGCAGAATATACTCAGAGGTTGCAGATGAAGAACTCTGAGCCTTATAATCAGGCAGCACAGGAGCAGGCAATGCAGGATGCTGCAAAGCCTCAGCCAAAGGAGCAGGAGGCACCACAAGATAATACCACAAAATCGGAAGATAGTACCACAAAATCGGGTGAAAATGGCAAAGATGATACCACATCTGATACCACATCGGGCGAAGATAATACCACAAATGAGAACTTAGCACCACAAGAGCAGCCTCTGCCTAGCAGAAAGTTTGCCGATGGTTCCGATGTTCCTATGGCTACGGATAGCAAGGGAAGACCTACACCAGACTATGCTAGTATGACTCCTGAGCAGAGTGCGGAGATTCTTACTGAGGATTTCGGGGATAATGCCGAGAAGGTGGTGGACGGACAGATTAAGAAAGCTGAGAATGCTTTGAAGGATGCCGAGAAGATGAAGGTGGACTATACCGCCGAGCCTAACGACATTATGGAGCAGGAGGCTTTGAAGAACCAGACCATTGAAGCTGCCAAGAAGCAGTTGGGCCACGCTCAGAATATCAAGAAGGCTATGACCGCCAAGAAGGTTGCGGAGACCGTTGGTAATACAGAACAGACTGAGGGTGCTCATGAGGCTGGCAGCGTGGCTGCACAGAAGTTTGTGAATGCACCTAGACTTGTAGGCAACAAGCGCACGCGAATGCTGCCTGACGGAGAGACTAAAATTAAGGGACACTATGAGATTGTTCCGGCAGAAAGCCTTACTCCTTCACACGATGTGAATAACGACTATAAGAAATCTGAGGGATTCCCTACCGATGCTGAGGGCAGAACCGTGAACGATCGTGACTATGAGCACGACAAGGCGGCTCAGCAGAACACCGACCAGATTGCCCGAAAGTATAATGGTATGGCTATCGAGCAGGTGCCAGTGGTGTCTGACGAGGGTATCGTTTATGATGGTAACGGTAGAACGATGGCAGGACAGAAGGCGGCAAAGGACGGCACGGATGGCGAATACATCAACGACCTTTTGGAGAATGCCGAGAACTTCGGCTTTACCAGAGAGCAGATTGAGCAGAGCGGTATTGAGCATCCTCGTCTGGTTATGGTGACGGATGAGAGATTGCCTTACGACGCAGCTACCTTCGCTAAGTTCAACCGAAACGAGAAGAAGACTCAGAGCAATACAGAGCAGGCGGTTGCCAAGGCTAAGACCTTGACTTCTGACGAGGTAGGCGCGATTGTTGCCGAGATTGAAGGAAATGGCTCTCTTGATGCTTTCTTTAACAATTCCAAGGCAATAAATGACTTGGTAAAGACGTTAGTAGATAAAGGTATCATCGGACAGAACGAGGTGGCACAGATGATGGATAATCCTGAGCGACTTTCTGCACAAGGCAGGGAGTATGTGAAGAACCTTCTTTTGGGTTCAATCTTCAAGCCAGAGACTATCAGAATGCTGGGCATCGACTCTACGGTGAAGAACAAGGCTATCAACGCTATCCGCTCGGTAATGGATAATATGAAGTTGGGCGAGTTCTCTCTTCGTGATGAGATAGATCAGGCTATCCAGTTGCTCTATGAGGCAAGACAGGGCGGCAATAAGGTTGATACGCTGCTGAGAACACCATCCATGTTCGGTGAGGATGCAGCTAAGCGCTACCCTTCTATCTCTCAGATGATGGCTTTAGCCTTGGAGGGCAAGGTTTCTGATTTCAGAGATTTACTTGACGAATACAACCGCATCGCTAAGGCTAGAAATACTGGCGAGGGCAATATGTTTGAAGCAGCTCCTACCAAGGAAGAGTTAATTAATGAGTATTTGAACTTTAAAAAATGGCAAGATTATGGAACAGGACATTCAGAAATTGAAGGAGGCCATGATGTTTCAGGCGTTGAAGAACCTCAACAAGAAGCATCAGGAGGAAATGAACCAGCAGAAGCAGAGCGACGAAGAGTAGAGGAACCTGACGATTTGGTAAACAAGGAACTCGAAAGTCGTATTGAAGTGACGGACGAGGAAACCGAGACTCCATCAAAGAATGGTCCTATCATGAAGCAGAAGATTCTGATTGATGGAGACAAGGAGGTTATCAAGGTTGATGAGCCAAACGAGAAGGGCGAATACACTGGTTCATACTACGAGTATGATGGCAAGAAGTTTGGTGACCTGAATGGTGTGTTGGAGCGAATTGACGATAAGACCGAAACCAGTTCGGAAGAAATGCCGAAAGGTACTATCTATGACCGTAAGAAGGCTTTGCTTGAAGAGATTGAGAAAGGTGGAATCAAGAAGAAGGATGATGCTTTTCAGCTTCTCTACAAGGCAGAAGACTTACTTGATGATTATCTGGGCATTCCTCATGATGAGTGGAAACCAGAACCTTCTCGTAGTAATACGATTGCTGGCATTCTCAGCATGGCAAGAAATGCGCTAGACAGAATCAAGAATGAGCCAGTTGAGCCTGCTACTGAAAAGCAGTTGAGTTATCTTGAACGTCTGACCTCTGACGATCCTACAACAAGAAAACTTCTTGAAGGTGTGAAGCTGAATAAGAAACAGGCAACTTGGCTTATCGGAAATATCAAGGGATTGGATGATAATTTGATGCGTCTGCATCCTGACGATATTGCAGAAACCGAGAAATTCATTCATGACGGAATTGAGTACATGAAGAAGCTGAATGGTGAAACGTCTAAAGAAGGCGGTCTCCCACTCCTTCCTAAAGAAGAGAAGCCAGACCCTACTTTTGACCCGATTGCGGCGGCCGCCCAGGAATTCAAGAAGGAGCATCCTCTGACTGAGGAGGAGATCATGAAGGCTGACGTGGATGATTTATCCAAGGATATTGCTCTTGATTATCTTAATGGTGAGGTGACGGATGATTTGCACCGTGCTATCTATGAAAGCATCTTTGCCAAGACCAGAGGGCAGAAAACTGAACCAAAGGTTGAGACTCCTAAAGCGGAACCATCTGCTGACCCTATGGAAGGAATCAAGAATGCAGCAGAAGGATTCGAGAAGGAGAAGAAAGCAAAAACCGAAAAGAAGCCTCAGCAAACTGCTGACGATGCAGCAGTAGCGGCTTCAAACAAGAAAGTTAATGACCTTTGGGATATGCTCAAGAATGCCGGCAAGGATGAAATATCTGCTTCGTTTGTTGGTCTTAACTCTAGACAGCTGGAGGTATTGCCTAAGCTGGTGAGCGCCATGGCCGAGAATGCTTATCTGAGAATCAAGAGAGGTATGCACAATCTTGAAGACGTGGTGAAGGAAATGCGCAAGGAGTTTGCCCCTGCTGCCAAGCTCTTTAAGAAGGAAGACGTGGATGCTATCTATGAGCAGATGATGAATATCCGCTATCGTGATGGTGAGCAGCGCATGAGCTTGAAGGAATGGGCTGACTACTACGAGAAGACTTCACCTAAGCATCAGGAGAATCTGGTGGGTGACTCCAAGACTGCCGAGGAGAGGAAGCTGGCTGAGAAGAAGTTTATTGATACCGTGAACCTACAGTTGGGCTTCAAACATAAGTTTAACGGTATCGTTGAACTGAGAAAGATAGCTGAGAGAGTTGGTTTGAAGGATATTAAGGATACAGACCTTCAGGAGCTTGCTGAAACAGCCATTGTTAAGCGTGCAAGAGGTATTGCTTCTTCAGAGTCAACCAACGATGCTGTGAAGTTTGAACGCATCAAGACACTCTATGAGAATCAGCCTAGCCTCAACCAGAGAGATTCTGAGCGAGTGATGAAGCAGCAGTACTCTACCCCTGCCCCTTATGCTTTCCTTGCGGATATGTATGTGAAGGGTAACGGCAAGATGATTGAGAGTGCCCTGGAGCCAAGTGCCGGCAACGGCATGCTTACCATCGGCTTGCCAATGGATAAGGTGCATGTGAACGATATTGATGCACAGCGATTGGCGAACCTGAGAAGACAGGGTTTCAAGAACGTGACCAGTCAGGACGGAACTCAGCCTTTTGCAGACAAGGACGTTGACGTGGTGGTGACAAACCCACCATTCGGTAGTGCTACCCCTAAGGAGTATGACGGCTATAAGATTTCTTCTTTGGAAGGACAGATGGCTATTAATGCCTTGGAGAGCATGAAGGACGATGGCCGTGCTGCCATTATCATCGGCGGCAAGACAGAATACGCCAAGAACGGAAGTCTGAATCCGAAGGATAAGGCTTTCCTTGGTTATCTCTATAGCCACTATAATGTGGAGGACGTGATTAATGTGGATGGCAGTCTCTATGCAAAGCAGGGAACCAGCTACCCTACACGTATTATATTAATAAACGGAAGACGCTTGAACGAGAATGCCTTTCCACCAGTAAAGGATAAGGCCAGAGCTGAAACCGTGAAAGATTATGACGAACTTTATAAACGAATTGAAGATGATATACTACGAGGTGAACGGATGGATTCTGCCATCGGAGGAGAAACAAGAAGTGCTCAACCAGAACTTGATAAACAAGGCGCTACTGGTACTCCTAAAGAGGGAGTACGAGCAGGAAAACGAGGAGGAAGCGAACCAGATGGTAAGCGAGAGTCTGACCTATTTGACTCCACTTCCGTATCAGGAACCCATGATGACTTGGAAAATCAACGAGGAACCGAGCCAAGAGAAGATGGAAGACTTTCTGATGGAGATAGTAGAACAGACGGAACAGGGACAGAGCCTTCTCCAAGCAAAGAACCAACCACTGGAACCAACGAGCAGCGAGGAAATGGATCAGGAGGAGCTGGACGGAATGACGCTCAGCCAAATGCTGATGAACCTGCCAGCACCGGGAGCGGAAGCGGACCACGGGGACAACTACAGCGGGTGGACAAATCCGTACGTGGATTAAGCACCGAGAAAGTTACCTATACCCCTAAGAGTGGAAATCCATTCACTCTGAAAGCCGTGATACCTGCCGACCAGCAGGAGGCGGTAAACAAGAACCTTGAAAAGTTGGGCGATGCCGACCAGTTCCTTGTTGACGAGCTGGGCTATAATGATAAGGATGATTTGTATTCTCATCTTGCTGCAGAGCAGGTTGACTCTGTAGCCCTTGCCTTGCAGCAGGCAAAGAAGGGCAACGCCTTTATCATTGGAGATATGACTGGTATCGGTAAGGGAAGACAGGCTGCTTCGCTTATCAGATACGCCAAGAAGCAGGGTCAGGTTCCTGTATATTTCACCAAGACAGCAGGATTGCTGAGTGATGTTTACCGTGACTTGGTGGATATTGGCAGCCCAGACCTAAGACCATTTGTATTCGGTAGTGCCAAGGAAGCTGCCATTACTGACTCAGACGGAAATGTAGTATTTGCTTTGCCATCGAAGAGCGAGGTGAAGCGTGTGCTCGACTACATCGAAAAGAACGGAAAACTGCCAGAGGAATACGACTATGTATTGACTACTTACAGCCAAGTAAGCAACGGTGTGTATGAGTTTGACGAGAATGGTGCCCGAAAAGAGAAGAAACTTGCGAAGGGTAAGACATTCGGTGCTGCTGCCCTTAGCGGACAAAGAAGACGTGATGCTATTGAAAAACTGATGGACAACGCCTATCTTATCCTTGACGAAAGCCACACGGCTGGTGGTAATAGCGGTCAGGGCAACTATTTCCAACACATTATTCAGAAGGCAAAGAACGTTACCTTCTTCTCTGCAACCTTTGCCAAGAGACCAGACAACATGCCTATCTACGCTTTGCGTACTGCCATGAACGAGGGCGGTATGAAATCATCCGACTTGATTGATGCGGTGAAGCGTGGTGGTGCCACCTTGCAGGAGATTATGAGCCAGACCTTGACGCAATGCGGTCAGATGATTCGCCGTGAGCGAGATATGACAGGCGTAACCATCGACTGGAAGGCGATTGATGATCCTGAGCGAGTGCAGGAACAGCGAGAGCAGTATGATAGTATCATCGGATTGTTTAATGATATTATCAATTTCCAAAAGAAATATGTTTCAAGTTACGTGGATGAGCGTAATGACGAGCTGGCTGCCATTCAGTCTACTATGGGAATCAAGAAGGGAACGGCTGCCCTGGGTATCAAGAATCAGCCATTTGCCAGCAAGGCATTCAATACCGTTCAGCAGGTTCTTCTCTCCCTGAAAGCGAAGTCTGCTGCAGAACGTGCAATCGACTATTTGAAGCAGGGTATGAAGCCTGTGATTGCGTTGAACAATACCAACGAATCGCAGACTGGCAACCTTGCGCTTGGTGAGGAAATGGACGCACCAGACTTGGGCACATCTTTGAAGAAGGGTCTGGAGGGTACACTTCGCTATACTCAGAAGGACGCAAAGGATAATAGTGAAAGCGGCTACATCAAGCTTTCGGATTTGGGCGATGAGGCAGTTGAGGCTTATCACGAACTGGAAAAGAAGATTGAGCAGACAAGTACCGGTCTTTCACTCTCCCCTATTGATGTTATCAAGAACGAACTGCAGAAGGCTGGCTATAAGGTTGGCGAGCTGACCGGTAGACAGACCGAGTTTGTTTATAACGACAACGGAACTGTTACCAAGGTGAAGCGTGCTGATACAGACAAGAAGAAACTCGCGCGCGACTTTAACGATGGCAAGATTGATGCGCTTATTCTCAATAAGAGTGCAGCAACCGGTATTTCCCTTCATGCTTCGAGCAAGTATAAGGACCAGAAAAAGCGTGTGATGATCGTGGCGCAGCAGCAGCTCGACGTAAACGATGAGGTTCAGATGCGTGGGCGTATCGACCGAACCGGTCAGGTGGCTAGAGGTGCATACGAGTATGTGGTTTCCCTTATCCCTGCCGAGCAGCGACTGCTGATGATGTTTAAGGCTAAGTTGAAATCTCTTGATGCTAATACTACATCTTCACAGAAGAGTAAGTTCAACGAAATGGAAGTTGCCGATATTACCAATAAATATGGTGATAAGGTAGTTCGTGAGTATATGGCAGAGCATCTTGACCTTTATGCTCGCATGGCAGACCCATTCGGATGGGAAAAGAGTCATGGTGATGATTTGTCTAGAATCGACCCACAGACGCTTGTTGCAAGCGGTGGCGGTGTTGGCGATGGCGAAGCTGGTGCCGATGCAAGCAAGTTACTTGGGCGTATGGCTCTGCTGAGAGTTTCTGAGCAGGAGAAGATGTTGCAGGAGATTGGCGAGCTTTATGCCAACGAGATTCAGCGACTCAACGAAATGGGCGAGAATGACTTGGAGATTACCGAGCTGCCTCTGAAGGCTAAGACTCTCCACAAGGAAGTTTGGAAGCAGGGTGCAGAGCCGGGCGGCGATAACGCCTTTGCAGACAATACCTATATAGAAAAGGTGAACATGGCCATCTTGAAGAAGCCAATGAAGGCTTCTGAGGTGAAGGCTTCGCAGGATGGTTTGACTGGTGGTAAGACTTGGGATGAATACAAGACCGAGAAGAAGGCTGCCGTGAAGGAGTACTTCGACCAGAAGATTGCGGACGAGACTCAGAAGTATGAGGAGCGTGCCGTGAAGGCTGCAACCAAGGCTAAGGAGAAGTATATCAAGGATGGCAAGAAGGGTCAGAAGGATTCGGGTATGAGCGATGAGCAGATTGAGAAGATGGCTGGCTATCAGTATGACAACATCTACAAGCAGGAGAAAGATAAGCTGAACGACGTGGTGAAGAACCTGAAAGCCAAGGCTGAAATGTTTGAGCGTGTGCTTGATACCTTCGATACAAACCAGACCTTCGTTCTGCCTACGGATATGAATAACCCTAACGAGTTGAGCGGATTCGGTAACAGTTACGGTAGACTTATTGACATCAAGATTACTGATAACTACTCGCCTAACGCCTCTTCGGTTTCCTTCGCTACCTTGGATGGCAGAAGAAAGATTACATTCCCTATCGTGGGTAAGGTAGGCGCAGGTGAAGGCAATATAGATGTTATCAGTGCCATCGACAACATGACTAAGCAGGCAATCAGTATGGGAGACAGCCATCTCAGAGTATTGAACCAAAACTTTGATAACTGGGATAGACTGACTAGAAATGAGAGCCGCAAGAATGGCTATATCGTGACCGGTAACCTGATGCAGGCTTTGGTTGACAGCAAGGATCAGGGCTTGGGCGGTCAGCTGGTGAAATATACAACTGATACTGGCGAGGTGAAGACTGGTATCTTGATGCCAGACCGATTCGACCCTAAGGGCTTGACTACGGATGCGCCTATCAACAGCGTGACCGAGAAGTTTGAGCTTTCTTCTTGGCATGGTGGTATTGACGAGGTTACTTCATCGGATGGTGAAGTAAAGGTGAAGCGCATAGACAACAATCGTGGCTACTACTATGAACTTCGTGTACCGAAGAGCAAGGCGAAGGGCGGCAAGTACTTCATGGATGAAGATTTACTGAAACTGGTTAATGGCAATAACTTCGAGACCAGAGGCAACAATATGCTTGCTGAGTTCAAGCCAGAGCAGTTGAAGCCAGTACTTGACCGTCTGTCTAAAATGGGCGTGAAGGTACAGGAGGAGCGCAATACTTCTGAGGATGAAGGCACCCACTTCCGTGAGGACCGAGGCTTCCAGTATTCTAAAACAGATACAAAAGATGTTAAGAATAGTAGAATCATTCCGGAAGATGTAGATAAAAATGTATCTTCGCAGATTGAAAAGAGATTCGATGATGAGGTTGAAAGACTTTATGGGGATTCTTCTGAAAAGCCTAACATAGAGAAAGAGGCTAACAAATATGCTACAAAACAGTATATTGATACTTTTAAATATGATAAAAAAGGAAATCCTATTCAAAAGTATGAAGGTATAAAATCTGTCATTGACTCGTTGGATAGTAAACTTAAAGATATAGAACAGAAATATGGATTCAACAGGAAATCAGACATTAACGAAATCAAAAGTGCTATTGGAACCGAAACAGCCGAAGGAAATGACTCCAGAGGAATGGGTGGAGTTCCACAAGGGGATAGTGTGCGAATATCCAGCGGAAAAGGGGTACTCTCAGATTACAAAGAAACGGCGCTCTCTTTGGCAGCTGCTCAAAGAGCTAAAGAATATCTTCTCGAAAGATTCAATAATATCCGATTAAAGTATGGTCTCGAAGAAGGAGATTGGGCAAGCAAGGAACAGGTTGAAAGGATTTTTAATGACTACAACAGCGATGCTGACGTTAAAAAGATTTTTGACCGCATTGAAGGTTTAGTTGATGTTCTTGGAACAAAGTTGAAAGGTGAGGCTTATAAAAAGGTCAATACTGAGGGATATTATTATCATCCAAAGAACTACATATTGATAGATACAGACTTCTTATCTTCAATTCAATTCGGCAAACAAGAACTTGCTTCTACAATCTGCCACGAAATGTTGCACGTTGTGACGTCTGACATCATCAACCTTTACCGAAAAGGATATGGTGACTTGCTTACTGAATCACAAAGAAAGGCAGCTAAAGAGGTAGTTGATTTGTATGACGAGATAAAGTCTTACTTTGATAAGCATATCGGTGGAACCGAACCTTATGCGCTAACAAATCCTGCCGAAATGATAACTGAGTTGGCTAATCCAGAATGGAGAAAGATAGCGGCTCAGATTCCTGCTCAAAAAGGATGGTTCAGAAGAGCTTTCAATGCTATAAAAAAGATGCTTGGATTCCACGTTGACACAACGACCGATCTAGACAGACTTGATAAAGCATTGGAGAACGTAATCAGAAATCTTGATTACGGTGTATTCCAAAAAGGCGCAGAGCTTAACGATGAGATCGTTAACAAAAAGGCTAGCATTCCTGTGTCTTCCCATATCACACAACTCTCAGAGAAGACTGGCGCAAAGGTGAACATGGTTTCATCGGTTGATGAAATCATCAACAAGGCGGCAAAGGCTGCTATTGAGGAAGGCAGAAAGATAACCGGCTGGTATGACGAGAAGACTGGCGAGGTGCATCTTTACATGCCTAATATCCACGACAGATATACTGCCGAGAAGACTATCTGGCATGAGGTGGTTGGACACAAGGGAATGAGAGAGTTGTTTGGTGATGAACGATTCGACAAGTTCCTTCGGGAAGTATGGTATGACTTGGATAAGCCTGAGAATGCGGCTTTGAAGAAACTGGTGGATGAGGAAAGAAAGTTCAATCCTCTGAATATCTATGATGCCATTGAGGAAGGTATCGCGCGACTCGCCGAGGATGGCAAGGGTGAAGCTGGCTTCTGGAATGGCATCAAGAATAAGGTATCTGATTTCCTTCATGAAATCGGTTATCGTGTCGCTCCTAATACTAAAGATGTGAAGTATCTGCTCTGGTTGAGCAAGAACTTGCAGAAGAATCCAAATGATCCTTATTGGAAACTGAGAGCCGAGGCGGTGAAATACCGTCTCGACCATGAGCGTATGCCTGCTGTTGTGGCACATGATGGTATGTTTTACGGAAATGACGGTAAGGTTAGAAGTATGGATAATCTGACCAAGAGTGAGTGGGATGAGGCTACCGACGGACAGATTCACTTCCGCACTACCCCATCTGCCGGCACGGCACTTGACAGATACCACCGTTCGCTTGATGAACATGGTTATATGCTCACCGAGAGCTATATGGACAATATGCTTTCGTTGAAGAAGTTGATGAATGCGATTGTGCCAGATAAGAAGATTGAGGATATTGCTTCTTCGGAGAATCCTTATATGCTGCAGAACACCATGCAGGGTGCTATGAGTGATGCGGCTCAGATGTTTGAGCGCAACGTGATGAAGCCTCTTGACAAGGCCATGGCCGATGTGCTGGATGCTTTCGACGGAAAGAAGGATGATGAGAAGATTCGCAACTTCAATCTCTACATGATTACCAAGCATGGTTTGGAGCGAAACAGAGAGTTCTTTGTGCGTGATTTCCTTAGAAATATGAGGATGGACGAGCAGAAAAAGCAGGATGCCGACTTCTTGGAAAACAGTTATTATAGCGATAAGGAGTATCTTGACAACGAGTTGAAGGATGGCAACATCGACCTGAAGGAGTACTACAGACAGTTGGATGAGAGTATCAGAAACCACTTTGATGCTGACTTCGAAGCTGGCGAGCACGACTATTCGGGTATGCACGCTATTCAGGAAGTGGCGAAATCTTCTGACCCTTACAATGATTCCGAGGCTATTCAGAGCGTGATGGATTCAGAAGCGAAGATGGAGAGCATCAAGAAGGGAGCTGTGAAGGACTATTGGGATAAGGTGAAGGCTGCTACCCAGTATTCTATTGACAGCGACTACAAGAATGGTATCATCAGCAAGGAATTGCATGGCCATGTATCGAATATGTTCAACTGGTATGTGCCTTTGAGAAAGTATGATGAGGCTACGGCAGAAGATACTTATGGCTACATTACTGAGCAGGGCGACCCGAAGAGCTATATCGGAAGCACGATCATGAGAGCGAGAGGACACAAGTATCTGAGTGAAACAAACGTACTGGCGCAGATTGGTGCGATGGGTAACAGAGCCATCAAGAACGGTGGTATGAATGCTATCCGTCAGGCTTTCGCAAGATTCGCGCGAAATAATTCGGGCAACAATCTGATTACCGAAACAAGCGTCTGGTACGAGAAGGACCCAGTGGTGAACATCGTTTATGAGCGTTACCCTGATATTCCTGAGGATGCTACGGCCGACGAAATCAACCAGATTGTTTCAGACTTCAACAAGGATATGAAGATGAAGGAATCACAGGGTATGGCATACAAGGTTTATCGCAGAGACAAGATAGGTTATAAGTTCCAAAGAGCGGAGAATAAATCGCAGCATATCGTAGATGTAAAGATTGCCGGAAGGACCCATACCTTTATTATCAACGGAAATCCTAGAGCGGCGCAGGCTCTGAATGGATTGCTGGAACATAAGAATGATACGCTTGCAGGACGAGTAACCGCTAGCATATCTAGAAAGATGGCGCAGCTTTGCACATCTTTCAACCCAGAGTTCGTGATGAGAAACATGATCAAGGACTTCGAGTTTGCATCGACTAACCTTTTAGCTAAGGAAGGTCTTGTCTATACCAAGAGATTTGAACAGTATTATGCCAAGGTGGGTATTATTGAGGGAATCAGAAATTCTAAGCTGAAAGATTTTGCAGATACAGGCGGCTTCGGGCTTTATGCCAAGTATCGCAACGGTACGCTTGATACTACCAATAAGTTGCATAGATACTTCAAGGAGTTCATGGAGAACGGCGGCGAAACCGGTTGGGTTCAGATTAAGAATATGGAGGACTTCACCAAGGAATACAAGTTGCACATCAAAGGTGAACGAAAGAAAGTTCAAAAGGTTGGCAAGGGCATTTACAACGCTATCTTCAAAAACTTGGAGAACGTCAACGAGATTGCAGAGAACTTGGCTCGCTTCGCTACCTATTGCGCCAGCCGAGACAGTAACCGTTCTATTATCCGTTCGGTGTATGATGCGAAGGAGGTATCAACCAACTTCAACCGCCATGGTTCGGGTAATGCCGTTTACTCTTTCAAGAATGGGGAAATGGGAAATTCGAAGACTGCTAGAAGGAATATCTACGGCTTCACGGCTGCATGGTTCAGAAACTCTTCCATGTTCTTCAATGCCGGTATTCAGAGTACCAATCTCCTGATTAAGAACTTCAAGAATAACAAGGCTGGAACCATCGGATATATTGCCAGTGCTCCGTTCATCAGCGGTATGGCAATGGCTCTTCTTAACAACTTCATCATCAGTAATGAGGACGAGAAGGACAGAAAGGGCGTGAAGAATCCATACGCTGAGCTGCCTGACTATATCAGAAGAAACAATCTCTGCATATATATAGGTGGCGGCGAGTTCGTCACAATTCCGCTTGCGATTGAGGAGAGAGCCTTCTATGGCTTGGGTGACTTTGCAGCCGGTATGACCTTCTCGAAGAATATCTCCAGTCAGAAGATGCCAAACCTTACAGAAAACAAGGATATTGATAAGTATCTGAATCCGTTTATGGATGCCGTAGGTTGTATGTCGCAGCTTGTCCCAGTAGCAGATTATCTTGGCAACTCTTCATTCGGTAAGCATCCTTGGCAGGAAACCATTAAGGCGTTAGCCCCTTCTGCAACTTCTCCTTTCCTGGAGTGGGTTTATAATAGCGATTGGAAGGGTGCCCCTATTCAGCGAGACAATAAGTTTGATGAGAATCAGCCATCATGGATGCTTGCATACAAGGGAACGCCAGAGTGGATGATCAATATGAATAAGAAGGTCAATGCGCTGACAAACGATGTTGCTCCGGGCAACGAGGATATGAAGGGTAATGATTTCTTGGATGAAGTTACTAATCCTTCTGCTCTGCACCATTTCTATGGTAGCTATCTTGGCGGTGCTGCTACATTCGTAGAGAGAGTTGCTGGCTTGATAAAGAACGGCAAAGATACGGAAACAAAGGATATTCCTTTCGTTCGTTCATTGCTCTATACGCCAAACGAGCAGAGCAGCTTGCAGCGAACCAAGAGTAAGTGGTATAACTACAAGGACGAAATGGAGAAGACCATGGCCAACGTGGACCGCCTGAAATCGAAGAACGTTCCGATTGACAAGAGAATCACGAATATCGGGGAGTATTTCCACTTCCAAAACTCCAAGGAGGCTGCCAAGGTGAGAATCATCGAACTAGCAGAGAAGCAGATGAAGCGTTGGAAGAAGCTTAGAGATAAATCTTCTGATACCGAGAGTATCAACTTCGCTAATCAGAATATTGACAGAATCATGATGGATGCGGTGGATGATTTGGATAGGCTGGAATAATATAAATAAGGAGTGGGCGCAAGGCTCACTCCTTTCTTGCTACTCCTAGATATGTTGCCTTGATGGGCTTTTCTCCATCATTAATGTAAACCTCTATATAGGTTCTATCATCTTCATCATCATTTTTGATGGTTAAGTAGGAATTTTTATCCATCTTAGAACCATGCGAACCCCACAAATGAAGATAACCTTCATTGCCATCCTTATCATATTCACACAGAATTGCTTCTGATCCTAAATCTTTAAGATAATTTTTCTTCCCTATTTCTGCTCTTGTTGTTGTAACAGAAAATCTGTGATACTCTCCAGAATAAAGTATCATCACATAATGATTGATGTAGGCACTATCTATCTGATATACTTTCCCATCATAGAGAAACTGGTTACTAATAGCAGAATCTTCACTATCGCTGCATGCACATAATGACAGAACTGCCATTAGGGTTATTAATAATTTCTTCATGAATCATGTTTTATGCGTTTGTATTTCTGGGTGCAAAGGTAGGGATTTTTTTGATAGGTTGTATCGGGGTTGGGGGATTTTTGCGTAGTTTAGACTTATTATAAATATGGGGGACTCAGCATAAAATGCTGAGGAACGGGGGCTAGAGGGGGTTATGTTTGCTGGTGGCGGCTTGACAGAGGGAACCTAGAAGATAGCAGGGTTCTTCGGTGTACATATTTATAAGGAACTGCTCGGATATGTGCTGAACTACATGGAGCATTTCGTGGGTGAGGCTATTCGTGTACTCCCCTTTTGAGGTGGTCCAACCTATTACTACTATCGTTTTTCTGGTGCCTATATTGGAATAGGTTATCCCTTTGTTGGGCTGACCTTCGAGCACGAGATTACAGGCATCTTCGAGAGGAATGCCGGCGCATCCCAAATCCCGAAGATGCCTTCTTACCTCCATGGCATCCTTTGAGTGGACATCGTACATTACATGTACTGCCCAGTCATACCTTTCCAAATATATCTCCTGCTCTATCAAAACTATAAATTCTAAACTATAAACTACAATATTTCTTCCCAAGGAATGCCTATGCCATTGAATGATGTATCTGCATAGAAGCGGTTGAAGATGAAACCATCCTGCTGATCCTCATCATCCACGTAGTCTTTGATGAACTGTGCCATCTGCTTTTCCTCTGTGATGGATGAACCGTAGAAATCGGCGAGGCACATGTGTGCGATGTAAACAGCATCGTAGCCCACATTGTTCTCCAGCACGATATTGTTCTTCTTCAAGATTTCCTCAATATCATCCTTGCTCATCATGCGGATAGGCTTACCGTTCTTCCGCATCTGCTTTACTGCCCACTCACACATTTTCTTATTGAAGTGCCAACCATTGTAGCGAAGGTAAGCCCTCATTTCCTCCGGCTGATAATCGTAGGCGTTCAAAGATTGTCTGTATTTTCTTTCCATAATCTTTCTGATATTAAAAAGGGTTTGGTAACGAAATCTGTTTCACTACCAAACCCCAAGTTAGTTAATACTCGTCGCCGTAGCTTCGATAATCACGTTCTACACGGTCTCTGTCTTCACGTTGGCGCATGTCGTCGTACTCTTCATGCTCTCGCATACCACTTCTGCCTCCACGACCTCTGTAATCGGGCATGCGGTTGCGCTCGCCGTATCGGTCACGTCTGCCTTCACGCTTCATTTCGCCCAGGCAATTCATCGCCTTATCCAAGTAGCGCAAGCCTTTCTCCACGTTCTCATACAAGCCATCAAACTTGTCTTCTGTAATCTCAACCATTATCATAATTCTAAGATTTTAAAAGTGAATAGATAGGAGATTACTTGTTTATTGCCTGTTGGAGCAATCCCATCATCTTGTCGAGCTTGCCCTCCATGCCGGAAACCTTGCCTTCCAGCTTGCTGATCTTCTCAGTCTGTTCCCTCTCCTTGGCTATCTGGGGGTTGAGTTGCAATAGCATTCCCTCACAAGAATCAACGACTTTCTTGTGGTAATCTACGCTCTCCAGTATCGCCTTGGATTGTCTCAGCATCGTATCGACCTCTGCACTCATGGCTTCCTTGTTGTCGCTCACCACAAGATTCTTGTCGTTGGCTATCTGTCCGTTGGCAGGTAGCTGCTTGAAATCCACCTCCTCGTCGTTCAGTTTCACCTTCACATCAACCACAGTTTCCATAGGCTGAGGCGTGAAGCCATTGTTGAAGGTAGGATATTTCGTCTGAGGGTTGCTGACTGAAACAACCTGACCAATCTGCAAGTTCGGGTTTTCGCCCTTGTCTAGGACATAGAATAAAGAATTTGTTCTTAAACCTTGAAACATAATGTAATCTCCTATTATCTATTCTGTTTGTTAAACAATACCCGTCATCAGCTGAAGGGTGTTAGTGTCTCTCTCAAACCAGAGCTGAACCACTCCAGTGCCCGGCACGTCTGCAACCGTTAATGCCTCACCATTGAATTTGGTTACGGCTTGGGTTGCGCCGTTGGTCTCGAAAAGGATAGGCAGCGTACCAGTCGTTCCAGTCGGAATAGCCTGACGCAGATTTACGAAAATCGTTCCTCTGTAGCTGGCATTCACGAAGGCGTGGTTTTTAAAGGTGAACACCACATCGGCAGTATTCACCTTCACGCCAGTAGAAGCGATAGCCGCCGAACCGTTACGATTCACCCGAGTGTAAGGTCTTAACCATAACATAGCAGCCTCCTTTCTTTAACCCCAGAATCCATTGTTGGCAGCATTCAGTCCGTACAATCCTGCCTGATAAGCCACGCAGTTAGGAATCGCGGTGAATGGACTGTAAGGAGTAGTTACCGTCTCTGGCAGCTTGCACTTGATACCTGCCACCTCGTTCTGCAGACCAGCCAATACCTGATTGATTGGTGCTACAGCCTGGCCCACGATTTGTGAAGTCATTGCGGAAGCCTTGAAGGTACTGTTCTCCTCCCGCAGAGAATCAATCTTGTTCTGCATTTCGCGCATCTCAGCCTGCTTCTGACCGTCAACGATTGTCTGAGTGCTTTCCTTGATGGCGTTATGCAATTCGCAAGTCTGGTCCTTGGTAGCATAGGCAAGGGAAGAAACCGCACGTTCCTGACCTACAGCCACGTTGTTGATGGCATTCTGCAAGGCTCCAGTCTGCTGACACATCGCCAACTTGATATTTCCGTCCATGGTGGTAATGTTGTTGTTGGTCTTGCAGCAGCATTCTGCCAACTGGGTAGCGATTGCGTTGTTACCCTGCATGATGGCAGTCAATACCTGATTAGCAGTCATGCCCATCTGGTTGCCGACACCGCAAATCTCCTTGCTTACACCGTTGATGGCAGCGATAACGTTACCGGTAGTGGTGTTGAGAGCAGTAGCAAGCGACTGAACATCGTAACCATTGCGCTGAACTGCCTGCATGATAACAGCCGTATTGGCATCGTTATTGAGCATAACGCCACCCTGTCCGTTAGGCATCAAGCAACCGCCATTATTTCCACCGAAGAAGTTACCTCTACCCATAAGAAGGAAGAGAAGCAAGATGGCAAACAAGCCATCACCCCATCCGTTTCCATTACTCTTGCCGTTGCAAAGAGCAAACAAACTTGGATCTACACCCTGTCGCTGCATAAGTGCTGGGAGCATAGCTAGAATGCTATTGAAACCACCACCCTGGCTGGTTCCGTTCTCCCCGAATACGTAAGTTTTTGATTCTGACATAATAAAATAGATTATTCGTTTCGTTCACTATTGAACTTGGTGCAAAGTTACGAAGAAGATGAGGCTCTGCCTAACTATGCTCAAAATAAAGTTTTTATGGGTTATATAGTTGTTTTTCAGAGATTTATGATGAGTAATGTGACGCTCATTTATTTAGTATCTTTCTAAACTAGGAAGAAAGTCTATAATTAGCGATACAACTTATTTATATTTTTGCTACTTTTGCAGGAAAAATCACATTATTTATTATGAAATTATTTAAGTTTTTATCTAAAGGCAAATACTTTGAACCTATGCCTAATAGAAATGAACTGTTTCAGGCAAGATTCGAAGCAGGGTTTAATTGTTCTTGCTCTGCCGAGGAGTATGATTCAAATCTTCTGCAAATTCCATTGCAACGTATATACTTTTATAAGGAAAAATTCAACCAGATAAGGCTATTTGAAAAAGACCATCTACTATTTAATAAGGAAACCTCAGACTACAGAAATAAGATAGAATCGGAAATCGAAGATAAATATGAATTTCATTTGTATAGTTCATATTTACGAGATAGAGGAATTAGAAAGATAATATTGTATGATGCTAATAGATTATCTTTATCTTTGAGAAAGACTTATCAATACGAATTATCATTTAATATGTTAACTCATTATATTGAAACGTATGGTCCATGCTGTCAACGAACTAAAGAGTATTACGCATCTATGATACAAGAGATTGATAATATAAATGACTGGGAAAGGTTTTATTCTTACAAGGTATCTAATGGAAGTGTAAAATCTTTCAGAAGAGAATACGCAAAAAAGTTACTGGAATATACCAAAATAGACAATTCGATACGAGTAAAAACTGGAGGAAAATACTCTAAGAAATATAAAACTGCCATGGAATATTACGAAGATACCACAGTTACTTGTTTCTCAAAAGAATGCCTTGCAATTGTGCTGTATAAAAAAGACATATCAGAAGATATTGCAGGGGCAATAGCATACGGCTATTTAGATGCATATTATTATAAACAGTATGGCGTTGCTTTCATTGTCTTTAAATTTGTAGATTCATTTAAGTTTACATACTACTTCAATATAAAAGAGAATAATCAATCAGAAGAATGGTTAAGATCCGACTCAAAAAAGATTGAGATTTGGTTAGTAGATAGAGTGTCGTACGAATTGAAGTCACATACCAGATTTGATTTGAATGCTATACCATCCATAAAAAGATGCCTAAAAATCATTCAGGGCCCAAGTTCGAAGAAAGAAATACAGGAAACTGCACTCTCTTTGATGAAAGAATATAACACTGATGAGATTATTAAAATTTCTGTAGGATCAGAACGTGTTTATAGTAATAGCTAGGATGAGTAATTTGTATAACTCGATATAACTTTATGAGAAATAATAACAAGAATATAGCAAAACGATGGGAAAGAAGAAAAAAGAATAAAGTTCAATCCTTCGATAATTGTGTTGTACCTGACTTAGTAGGAATGAGAGGCAGCTATTTCTCTGAACGATTTTGCTGTAATAGGTGTGGAGAAATTCATAATTCCGGTTACGAGTTTAAGAATGGAGTAAAAGTTTGCGGAAAATGCAAGGCAGCAATACGCCCACGCCAAGCAAAAATTGTATATACGCCTATGGGAAATAATCAATAAAGTGGTATGAAAAACAAAATCATACCACCTTATTGGTGTTTATGAAGTCAGCGACTTAGAGTTCGATTTACTCCCCATACTTTGGCTCCTCATACACCAAGTTATGCTCATCTACGTAAGCCTTGGCTTCTGAGTATGTGTCAAACTCTACTGCGGTGGCATTTACTGCTGGGAATACCTCAGCATTGTCACCTTCCTCTGTGAGAGGGAACACCATCTTGGTTCCCTCATGTACTACCTTATACTTCTTTGTTAACTTATTCATATCTTATTTCCTTTCTTTTTAATGTTAAACTTATGATACCCTTATGCATGAATGATTGAGACAGTGTAGCCATTCTGCTGCAAGGTTGCTACTGCATCATCAGATGCTGATGTACGAGTACCAGCAATCTGAATTATCTTCTTCCATGAAGGGTCACCTTCAGAGAAACCTACCTGACACTGTGCTTGGTCTTGCAGCATCTTATCTATATTAGTAAGGGTTGCAGTACCAACCATGGCAATAATCTTGGCAGAAGAAGGGCGTGTGCCCCATGTAAGTACAGAACCTTTATCGTTATCTAATGAAATATACTTACAAACAGAAGGTAATGTAGCCAAATCGCCAGTAAGTTTATTACCAGCTAAATACATTTCAATACATTTGGTTAAGGTATGTAGTTCGCCAATATCTCCTGTTAGTGCAGTTTTTTTGCTACTCAAACTCAATATGGTCAGAGCAGTAAGATTCTTCAAATTTGAAATATCACCACTAACCTGTGTGCTACTCAAACTCAATGTGGTCAGAGCAGTAAGATTCTTCAAATTTGAAATATCACCAGTTTGTCCACTACCATTTGCACTAATAAAAGACAAACCTTTAGAAAAGCGTAAATCTTCCAAATCTCCTACTCTATGAGCATTTGTTTCAATTTTTATCAAACTGTATTTGTCCAAAATTGCAATCTGACAATCATTGTTACTCACATAAAAATCACTATTTTGGTTTGCCGAACAGCTTTTCGTCTTACCTTTGTTTTCTGATAAATTAGCATCAGTAAAATAAGCATCACCAACTATCTCCAAATTTGCGTCTTTACTAAACGTTAAAGACATATATTGAGAGTTACCTGTAGGATTAGACAGTTTTGTATTAAACAATCTTATCTCACCAATACGTAGAAGATTATCATTATCTACGGTTCCATTTAATTTTGTTACTAAACACTTTCCCATAATTTTTATATATTAAATTAATATTATTTACACCCATGTACTCTATAAGAGGATGGATATGCCGAAAATAACTTCTTGCCATTCTTATAAAGTTTACCTTCAATAACAGTTTGCTCATCATTGAAGTCATATAGCCCACAAGTATTTTGGTCTGCCCAAGAAATGAAAAGAACACCTTCGTCAAACATTTGTGCAGAACTTCGAGTATAGGAATATTTTTTAGGAATCTCATATACTCTATAGTCCTTAATTACATGATTATCCCAGTCTATACTTAACTGAACAACACGAGAAATCATTTTTTCATCATAAGCTCCGCCATCTGACTTACTGGTAATAAAGTAATGGTCATCATTACCATTAGGGTTATTCATATAATTGTTTCTAGGATTGATGTCATAATAATTGCCTCCAGGTGTTTCTCCTGTCCACATATTATTATCAAACAGAGTATAGGTTGGATATTCCTTACCCCCAATCTCCTTCTTTCCCCAATATGTAACATCGTGCTCATGATAGAATTTCCACAAAGGTATCTCATCGGAAGAAATATCTGTCAAAGATGAAGGCACATCGGTAAACTTAAATCCTTCTTCAAGAACTCTCTTTGAATCTATATAAGCAGAATTGTATATGCCTCCTACTCTTCCGATAATAGCCTCGTTATAATCTTTTGTCTTGGAGCCTATTACGACATTACCTTCAGAATCCACAGTTCTCTTGATTTTCCAAAAGCAGTTCATATCTCGCATATTGACAATAAGATTACCATCAAAATCCAGTTGAATAGTATTCCAATGTGCAGTTATATATGAACTCTTCTCATGGATTCCATCTGTAAGAAGACGTGGATAATCATAGCCGTCGAATGATGCTATTACAGTCCATTTGCCATTTATTTTTTTTATTTCCTCAATCAAAAGGCTATATGACTTCTTTGTCAATGATTCTGTATTATGATTTATGGTAACACTTTTAGTTTCACCATAGCAGAAAACTATAAGATGATTATCATCAATATATACAAAATCATGTGCATCAGGGGCTTTATCGACTTTTATATTCGTATCTATTATATTAAAGTCTTTATCATATATAGTAAGTCCCTTCTCGCCATTTATGCCTGTATAGGAAGAATATGGAAACGCTGCTATATAGCGAACTTCCCCTGTTGGAGCTGTTTCTTTTCTAAATTCAGCATAGTAATAAGCATTTGCAGCTAACTTCAAGAAATTAGTAACTCCATTTTGATTCCTTTCTACCAAATAACCATCAGGCATTGTTACCCATGATTTGAAATACTTAGAGAAATCACCGTTGCAATTATATGCAGGGAAATCATCGGGTAATTCTGTAATCACGGACGGGTCTATTTTTCTAGCCTTGACTGAGAAATCAGATTCATCAATATACAGTTCATAGTAATCTCCATTTGACGCTTTTATGAATTTCAAGTCCTTTGGCATATTAGATGAAGTCACTCTTAAATTTTCTATTGTCAAGAAGTTTCCTTTTTGCTCTCCGCTATACGCATTCTTACCCTTACAGATAACAACTTCTCCTGCTTTTGCGGCGGCTGCATCAACTGCCATACGTATATATCTTACCCAAGTTAACTCTTTTGGTATTTGAAAGGTGCTTCCCAATGTAGTTCCATTAGAATTAAACAATCTCTGTCCGTTCTTATCATTGGAATCAGTTACAACCACCATACCTGTAGAAGTACCTGTACGGGTAAACCAATCACCAGCCTCACATTCTATGCGGTTAGACATTTCATAACCAGCATTAGGTGGAGTAAAACTATGAGTTCCATCATTGAAAGTTTTTTGAATATCTGACGGAACTATTAAGTTTGGAGTGTTATGATTTGATACACCATCAAGAATGCTTAAAGGAATATCATCTGATTTCTTCACGATAGGAATAACATCAGATGCTTCTATCCACTCACATTTCTCCCCATTTTTATAATAATTTGGAGTATTGAATCCTACGTTCTCATTTTTAATGCCATTCTTGTCTCTATGTGACAACACCCTATTTTCTGAATCAATCTCCATATTCGACCTTTCCTCTGGGTCTTCAATAGTAGTGTTTGCAATAGCTACATCTTCATCAATGAGAGCCTTGCCTTCCTCTTTATCAACCTTAGTATCAATAGTCTCAGACTTCAAGTTATGAGAATAGTGACTACCATCATTGTAAGTAGCAGACAGAACCTTTCCGTCTGCATCTTTCTCTACTGCCATATACTCAGGATTCTCCTGCAAAGAGAAAACATCAAGGAGTTCTTTGAGATTGGTGTCTATTGTACCTACCTTCTCCTGTAATGATGCAAGGTCTGATTGAAGCAGAGAGATAACTTGTTTCAAGGCATTGACTGCATGGATTTCTCCAATGATTTGTCCGTCTCTTCTGATACCAAAGAGTACATGGTTAGCAGCATCAAGCCAGACTGCGAAGAACTCTTCATTCTGCTCAACGTGATACATTTCGTTGAGTGGGAAATAAGGCTTTCCTGAGTCTCTGTAGATACCAAAGAGAAGTCTGTCCTCCGAATCTACTACTGCATGGATGAACTCTTCATTCTCAATTATTCTAAAGCACTCCTTAACTTCGTCTTCAATGAGAGACTTGCCTTCTTCTTTATCTACCTTTGTATCTTGAAGATTCTTGATGTCTTCTCCTAACTTAGTGCTGATACTATTAAGATTTGCAAGGATGCTTGTCAGAGTCTGAGTATTATCAATACTAGCAAAGAAGTTCTTCAACTCCTTTAATGTATCAATAGCACTTGTAGTATCATTATCACCCAAGATATTGTGAATCTTATCAACCAAGAGATTTACTTGTGACTGCAATCTATCTTCTACTGCACTTGTTTTGCCAAATACTGGAGTACCATCCCACTGAATACCGAAGAGAAGTTTATCATTTGCATCTACCTTGGCAAAGATAAATTCCTCACTCTGAATGTAACGGAAAGGAGTGTCAACTACAATGCCTTCTTCATCTTTAATGGTTGTCTTATCCAAGATACCTTTGAGAGTATTAATGGACTCTAACAAGTCTCTCTTATCCTGCTGGCACTGATTGATAATCTCTTGAAACTTTGCTTTTATTGGTGTAGGAATACCTTTGCTCCAATCTACTTCACCATCCAAATTGATGGTAAACAATAGATGGTCATTTGCATCTACTATACAATGAATAAACTCTGGAGATTCAATCTCACGGAAAGGAAGGGCAAACTGGGATACTACCTTTTCTTTGGAATCACCAAACTCCTGAGCAATATTTTCCTTGTCGAATTTCTTATCAAGTTCTGTAGCTACCTCTGACTTCTCTGCCTTAGTACCAATAGTAGCATCTTGTGCCTTGTTTTTAGCAGCAAGTTCATCAATGGCTCCTTGGGCAGTGATTGCAGTCATGCCACTAGTCTCGTTGTTATAAGAGACAGCATTTGCAGTTGATGCTCCACCTGAGACGGTGATGTCTTTGATGGCATCCTCCAACTGATGGGTCTTTTCACCTATCTGCTGCAAGTTCTCTTGGTCTCCATTAAGAAACACTTGCTTAGCAGAGGCAATCTTACCCTTCTTGGTCTTGGCTAGAAGCTCGTCTGTTAAATTTATACTCATATTATATAATCTTTATACGTTTATGATATTACTAAATTCCATGTAGCTGCGGTGAGAGGATTGGCTGTGCGGTATGCCTTGAAAATGCCTAGATTATTTGTGATAGTCTGAGGAGCAGCAAGGGTTACATCAAATCCTGCACTTGCTACACGGCTGATTGAGAGATAACTAGGTACTACTAGCCAGATGTAATCGTTATCCTTGGTTGTGATACTAGGATTGAACGATACTCCTGTTGCTGATACCTTGTTGAGCGTATTGAGGATTTCTGCGGTCATGGTGTCTGCTGAGTTCCCTCCAAAGTAGCAGAGATAGCGAGTCTGTGATGTGTTCTTGCCAGTTCTGCCTTTCTTGGTTACTACAAACTTAAAGATTTCTCTTGCTCCTTGTATAGGTGTTGTCAAAGAGCCGTTAGCAACTGGAGTGCTAGCGATAATGCCAATTTCCATGTCCTCGTTAATTCTCTTTGATACTTCCAATGTATCAGGCACAAGGGGCTTGTTGTCGCTTGAAACAGAATAACGAACTTCTGTCTGCATAGTGTCTACATTCGGAATAATGGTGAAACCTAACGTGATAGGATAAACCGTATCGTTCAGCTTGGCTATGCTTACGTCAACATTCTGAATAGTCTCTATCAGATTTTGAGGAAGACCTGCTGCCGCCTTGAAGATTTGAAGCAGTTCCTTGTCGAACTTATCCTGTGTAACGGATTCTGGTGCTAACTTTGAATTAGTAACAGAACCTTCGGCAAGTTTTTCTGTTGTGACAGACTTGTCGTTGAAGTCGGCCGTCTTTATCAGCGGCACATTCGTTCCAAGCTTTTCATCTTGTCTAAATGTAGGCATATTTTATTTCTTTTGGTTCTGTAGAAGTGAATATTTGAATTTGGACGGTATCGGGAATAACCGAGATACGGAACTCGAAGGACTGGGTGTCCTTGTGGCGACGTATTGGGACGCGAGGGAAATTTCCCTTATCATCTGACTGACGGATAACCACCTTTCCTTTTTCCCTTAGCGTGATTCTTAGGAAAATATCACGGCGAAGAGTAAGGATTGGAGTTACCCATGCAAGTTCATTGGCATCGTATGTGGCTGTTACATTCTCCATATCGTCTTTATTTTGAGGTTTGATTTACGCCTAGCTGTTGCAGGGCGATGGTGTACATCTGGCTAGCCTTGGTATCATCGTAGGCTGAGAGGAGCAGAAAGGCGATATAATAGATGAAAGCATTCTTTAGTTTGTCCGGAATGGAAACATCTGTTGTGGAAGCGTCTGTGCTCACAGACTTAGGTACGCCAACATAGGTAATGACCGCCGTTGAAGTCTTGGGCTGCATGAGGATCTTGATTGGATTCTCTCGCATGATGGCAGCCTGTGGGCGATCAATGGTACCATTGGCGGTATCGTCGTACATCATAAGAGCTTCATCATCGGTGTCCTCTACTGGGGTGACTGCCTTATACCAAGAAGCGCCACGAATGCGGTTGATGGTAATAATCTCCATATTGGAAGGCATGGTGATAACACCGATGTTGTGATTAGAATCAAAATCGGACACCTGAATTGTGTCGGAAGTCGAGCCTATGCTCTTGGAATCGGACAGGACAGGCGAAGATGCAGCAGTAATGGCAATCCAATGCAGCGCATCGTTTATCTTCGACTTGATGATGTTGTCCATATACAAATCATCCTTCTCATCGGTGATTTCCGATGTGTTGTTGGATTCCTCGTCTATGCACCAACGTACTGCCTTTATGATTTCCTCTATACTCATTTACACCTTATTATATATATTACTCCTTGCCGTAATCAGGGAAAATAATACCAGCCTTGTCTGCATGCTTCATGGCAGTTTCAAGGGTTCTGCAATCCTTGTCAAAACGGTTGTTTATGTAATTAATAACTTCTTCCGCTGTACGGATGCCTGCTACCTCCTCTTTCTGTGACTTTTTTGTAGTCTTCTTTGCCGGCTCATCTACGGTTGACTTTAATGCGGCATTCTTTTCCTCTTCAAGTTTAGCCTTTTCGCCAGGGTACTCTTCTTCCTCATGGTCGAGAATAATAGTATTGTTGGCAAAAAGCAAGCTAGACTCAAGAAGTTCCTGACAGTATCGGTTTCGCAACGTAAGTGAAGGATATTTGTTTATAATTACATTACCATTTGCGAAAGGATAGCGAACCTGATTACCCTGCTTACCTGAAAGCAGATAGCTAATGCTATTTTGATTTACTCGTGCTTTATATGTCTTAATCATATTTATTCTTTATAAATGGTGGGCAGAGCAAGATGCACCTGCCCACCGATGGTTTATAGTGATAATTTACTGCGCTGTATCTTGACCAGCATAGATAGCCCAAGCGGTGCCAGTGTAGTATAAAACTGTACCTGCCTCATACTTGACATCATTAGTAGGAGAATTAGTACCCTTTAAGGTGTAGTTTTGCGTGAGCGCAACCTTCATACCCTTTGATGGATTCTTAGGAAGTTCCTTAGCAGAAATGATGGCATTAAGTGACTCTGTGGCAATCTTAGCAATCTTATCAGCAGGACCAACCAAGATTGAGTTGTAACCACGAAGTGCCACACTATCTGCCTCCTGATGAATCCAACGCTTAGCGTCACGAACCTCGCCACCTCCCTTAGACATATCATTGGTCTGCTCCTTCTTGCCAATCTTGACGTATCGGCGAGAAGCCTTAGGGTCAAAGATAACCATGAAGTCTGACATACCCAAGAGATCGAGAGTCTGAGTCCAAACAAAATCAATAGAGCCGAAGGTGTCTTTGAATCGCTTGAAGGTAAGGTCGAACTCGTTGTGATTAATGAAGTCGTTCTGATGGCTTCCCTCCAACTTGATATTCTCCAAACGTTCGATAGCATTCTTACCACAGAAGGCAAAACAACGATCATTCTCGGAGAATTCCGTGAACTGGAGTTTGGAAATAGCAATCAAATCGCCAAGCGTATAAGTGTCACCGATGGAGTATGTGTTGGTGAGCTGATTGATGATACCCTCAGAGGTATAGACATCTTCAATCTGTCCGTCGCCGGTCTCTGCCTTGAAGCGAGACTTGCATCCAAGCAAATAAGTACGCTCTGCACGTAGGTTATACTTGATGATAGCATCGGTCTTTAAGTCGGCAACTGTAATAGGCTGCTCCTTCTTTACCTTCTCGTAGTCATCTGTAAATACGATGTTCAAGAGTTTCTTCTGAACATACACTTCTTTCTCGCGTGGCTGGAAGTTTTCTGGTGTAATGGTGAGCTGAGACTCAGAAGCTGCAGATGCACCAGCAAGGAACGTTGTTCCAACAGGGATTTCCGGGCAAGTCATGTTGTCAAGATTGTCTCTTGAGTCTCCACTAACCTTCGGCTTTCCGTTGACAGCCTGCATAACCGCTTTTTTACCGTTAGCCTCAATTACATAAAGCATCAGTGTACCCTCTGTCTTGGTCTGTGAGCCAGCAGCATAACCGGGAACACCAGAAGCAAAAACAGTAGTGCCTTTATAGAATGGGCGAATAGAACCAGAGAAGTTCGTTGAATTAATCTCGATGGTGTCAGCAGTTTCAATTTTCTGAATAGTCTGTCCATCAAGAGTTTCGCCACCAACACGCTGATGCGAGATTGACCAGTTCTTAATATTTACTGTTTTTGCCATACGGCGAACAATAGAAAGAAGCGGTGTCTTGAAAGGATAGAACTTAACTATCTCACTATCCCACTCCTTATCAAGCAGACCACCCTCACGAAGCTGTGTACTAGAAGCCTGGGAGCCTGTAAGGTCTTGACCATCTTTTTTTCCACCAGGGCTAAGTCTGTCGTTAACATTAGGGTCTACTGGCTCTTTTTGGGCAACAGTCTCTTTGTCTGCAGGATTTACTCCCTCGTTGCCAATCTGCGGCTCTACAAGGTCTGCCGTTGCCATTACGCCACCACCGGTAACTACGGCAAGAAGCATCAGAATCATCTTAAAGACGAACTGACCACTCATAAAATTCTTAAAACAATTTTTCTTCATTTTATACATATATTAATGGATTAATTACTTCTAATATCATCAAAGAAACTTTCACGTTTCTGTTTCTTTGCCGGTTTATTTCCTGCGCCAGAACTAGAAAGAGAAGGAGGAATACCTTCTGTGCTGGAAGAGCGAACCTTATTCTGAATCTTTTCGTTTCGGGCTTGCATAGCCGCCTCGTCACGGGCAGAGGAAATATCAGAATCGTAGTTGTTGGCATTGTGGAGCATCTTCCAAATATCATCTGAAATATCGCCACTCTCTACCTTGTCGTGAATCTCGTAAATCTGGGACCACATATCCTGTGCATCATCGGGATAGAGCTTCATCAGGCGTTCAAGCGACTTGCGCATGTTGGCAGTAACCTTCTCGGTAGCCTCATTCTGTTCAGCCACGTCCTCGTTGTGCTTGGCGAGAATCTCAGCGAGTTTCTTGCCGCCTTCAGGATCATCAAGCAAGGTTTTAACGTCAATACCCATGCGAGCCATCGCATCAAACGGATTATCGTCCGGATTCTTCTCCATATCCATCGCCAGAGCAGCGAGCCACTTGTGCTTATCGAATACCTTAGACAACGCCTTACCGCTTTCCTCGTATCGTCCGAGCAAATCAGCATCATCATTCATTGCCGCATAACGAGCTTCCTTGTCTTCGAAGTCGATGTCAGAATGGCGATTAGAGAAGCGCTTGGAGAAAGCTGTACGATTAGGGCGCTCATCTACAGACGTTTCATCTGTAGCAGCCTCAGCAGGTGGAGCCTGTTGTGCGCCACCTTCCTCATTCATCTGTGCTAATTCTTCTTTTGTCATATCTCTATAATACTGTTTGAAACTTTTCGGCAAAAATGCAAATAATTTGAAGAAGTTTTGCCGTGCTCCAACCTTGCGCTTGGCGGTTGGTTGGAACACGGCAAAGAAAGCCGTGTTTTTGCCTATTTTTGCGCCTATAATTAATAATGTATAAGAAAATGGGAAAGGCAAGAATACTGACACTTAGCAAAGTGATGCCTCAACATAACAAGTATGACTCGGTTAAGGCTCGCAAGCGAAGACAAGAACACGGCAAGGACGAGGAGTTACTCAGCCGATGCAGAAATGCTTGGAATAACCTGAGCGGTGTGCGAGAAACGAGGGCGAGAACGATGCGCTACTGTATGGGCGACCAATGGAGCGACACCATCAGAGTATACCATCATGGCTACTGGGAGGAAATGACGGAGCGTACCTATATGGAGAAGCGCAACCAGACACCTATGAGCAACAACATCATGGTGAGCATTCTGGAATCTATTGCCGGTCTTTATGCCAAGCAGGGTACGGAACCGGTCTGCTTTGCAAGAGACAGCGACTCCCGGCAACTGAGCGACATGATGAGTGCTACGATGCAATGCAACTGGCAAACAACGTACATGCAAGATGTGCTGAACCACGCTATCAAGGACTATCTGATGGGCGGTCAGATGTTTGTCAGAGAGAGTTGGGAGGCGAAGGAACTGGAAATGCCCGATTCATGGACAGACGCGATGGAACCCGACCACATGTTTTTTGAATGCGGCAGCGACCCACGACACAATGACGTGAGTCTTATCGGTGTTCTGCATGACGTGAGCCGAGAAGACTTGTATCAGAAGTTTGCCAAACAGGAATATGGGCTTACAGAAGAAGATCTGAACGCCATCTTTGATATTTATCCTTCGGACGATAACGGCTACGGCTATGAGTTTAACGAAGAGAAAGCGTTGGAGAATCTCTGTTTCGACCACAGCAACAAGGGAAGACATTACTCCAGAGTGATTGAGGTATGGACCACGGAAACCAAGCCAAGACTGCAATGCTTTGACCCGATTGCTACCACAGGAACCGGTGCTTACTTCCGTATAGACTTGGATGATACTGCGATGATACAGAAGCTACGCAACGACAACATGAAGCGCAAGCAGCAGTATGACGAAATGGGTATAGCGGAAGAAGACAGAGCGTACATCACTAGCGAAGAGATTGCAGATAAGTACTGGTATTATACCTATATGGCGCCAGACGGAACTATCCTCTGCCAGGGCGAAACACCATACGATTATAAGAGCCATCCTTTCACGATGAAACTCTATCCGTATATCAACGGAGAGATTCATCCATTCCTTGCCAACATCATAGACCAGCAGCGATACATCAACCGACTGATTGTAATGAACGACATGGCCATCAGAAGCAGTTTCAAGGGATTCAAGATGATTCCTACGAATGTGCTTAACGGCAGAACGCCAGAGCAGTTTATGGAAGAGGCGGTAGAGTATGACGGATGGATATTCTACAAGCCATCGGTAAAGACGCCGAATGCGAAGCCAGAAATTATTACATCGAATGCCGTGAACATCGGTACGAATGAACTCTTGCAGATAGAACTGAACCTGATTAGAGAGGTTACGAACGTGAGCGGTGCTTTGCAGGGTAAGACCCCATCGGCAGGAACTTCGGCAGCGAGATATGCACAGGAAAGCCAAAATGCAACCACGTCTCTGTATACCATCCTTGCCGACATGGACGTGTTTACGGAGAAGCTGGCAACCAAGAAGTGCATGACTATCCAACAATATTACGAAGACGGAAGAAGGGTTTACGACCGGAACTTCAATACGGTTTACAAGTACGACCGCCTTTCGGCAAGAGATATTCACTTCAAGATCAGCATCAAGAATGCAGCAGCTACAGCAGCCTTCAACACGATGCAGAACGATACGCTTGACAAGCTTCTTGAAATAGGCGGTATCAACATTATCCAGTATCTTCAGAACCTCAACGCACCATTTGCAGACAAGTTGCTTGCCAGCGTACAGGAGCAGCAGGCTCAGCTCGAACAGATGTATCAGCAGCAACAGGCAATGGCTCAGCAACAAGGCGGCGGTCAGGTAGAAAACGGAATTGTGCAAGGTGCAGACCAGAATGCAGTAGCACAGGCACAGAGTGCATTAGGATATAACAGAGTAGCATAAGGTATGGAAGTACAGATAACTATAGAAATGGAGAAGGTGATGAGTGAGGTGAACAAACACTTCGCTCTCATCGGAAAACGCCTGAAAGACAAGAACGGAGATACGATGTTTGCCAAGACTACCCTATCTTCTTCGGAAGAGAAAGGTATCATGAAGCAGTATATCAACGCTGCGGCAGAAACATTTGTAGCAGAACTGGCACCACAAGTAACCTATTACAAGAACGGGGACGCGATGGTGATTAAGTTTGAAAACAGCAGATGGGCAGACGGAGAAGACAGTATTACCGTTCCGTTTGAAGGCAACTTCATGGGGTATGTGATAGCCTATGTATCGAATGCGGTATTGGGAATGACTGAGGCAGAGCTGGCACAGAAGTATGCTGCGGACATGGTGAACCATATAGCGGCGGCCATCAAGCTGATTTATCACAAGACCCCACCGGCAAGCAGCAACAAGAGTCTGGCAGACATGACAGGCGAAATAATCATTGACTAAAAAAGGAGAAGCTATGATCATAAAATTTCAAATTATCAAATCGGTAGTAATGGAGGCAGTAAAGTCGACAACCTACCTGAAAGCAAAGATAGATACTGCAGCAGACGAAAAAGCAGCGAAAGTAAGCTTTAACGAGGCTGCCGGCGATGATGAGGTTCACGAAAGAACGCTGAACCACGACTTTGATACAGCATTGGAAGTATTGAAGACCATCTTCGTAGACTACCTTGTGCCAACGCCTCAGACTATTGGCGACAACGCCATCTACTATGGAAGCGGAACGGATGATATAGTGGAGTTCACCCTATCAGTATCAAGACGTTATAACGGAACGCTGACCGACGCACTGGCAAGGCTGTCAGCAAGATACGTGGAGGACTACATGATATACCAGTGGTGGCTGAAAACAACAAACCTGAAACAAGCGGAGCCATACCAAGCTACACTTGCATCAGATGAGATTGCCATTAGGAAGTGCTTCGTGATGAGTGGTCCGATGGTCCCTACCGTTCCTTATCCAATCGAACTGACCGCAAAGGTGAATGGTGAGGGCGTTGAAGGCGAGATAACTCTAGAGAAGGGAGAGGAAGCTACCCTATCCTACTCGATCAATTATGGAGCGATTGATGATATTGAGGCAAGAAGCGAAGACCCAAGTATCATAGAGATACACCGATGCAGGGATAGGCGATCCTTTACTCTAGTTCCGGTAAATACCGGTTTCTGCAAGGTGAAGCTATGGTCAAGACATAGCGACAAACTG